TATGGAGAAGGTAGATGCAGGTTGTGAAGGCATCAAGGTGAATTTGTATGGCAGTGATAAGGGAGTGGATGATGCTTCTTTGGTAACTGGTATTGTATGGTACAATCCTTGGACCACCACAGTATATGAGTATCCTACTTATGTACAGACCATTGACTATGAGCCATTTACAATCAATGCAAAGGATGGTTCAGAGTTCACTGTAGACCCTACTGTATCATTGAAGATTATTGATGGTAAATCACCTGCTGTCTTCAAGAAATACAGGAAGGAATTAAGTGAAGTCATTAGTGGTACACTATATAATTATGTAAAGGATGCTTTTAGAATCCAATTAAACAAGTTTACCACAGATGATATTGTAAGTAAAAGGGACAGTATTGAGAATGCTATTGAAAGGTACTTGGCTCAAGCACTTGCCAAAGAGAACTTTCAATTAGAACAACTCACTTCAGGTCTCAAATACCCTCAGACTATTGTAGAGTCAGTAAATGCCAAGAATAAAGCTATCCAACAGGCTATGCAGGTAGAGAATGAGGTGAAGGTAGCAGAGGCACAAGCCAAGAAGCTTATTGTAGCAGCAGAGGCAGAGAAGAAGGCCAATGAGTTGAGACAGCAAGCACTTACCCCTGAAATCCTTGAGAAGATGTGGATTGAGAAATGGGATGGGACTGTACCAACAGTAATCACTGGTGGGAATACTTCTACATTTTTGGATTTAAGTAAAATAAGAAAATAGTATGAAAAACAGAGTGGTAGAAATAGATGACAATGTAGTAGCTTTAGAGATTATCTATAAAGGAACTCGACTATTATGTTATATAGACAAAGTTGATTTACCTAAGGCAGCTTTAATAAGAGGAACTTGGCATATCAATAGGAATACAAGTGGGCATATTGATGGAGTTAAGACTAAAATTCAAATTAATAAGGTTAGGAAGCAAATATGGCTTCATAATCTTATATTTGAGAAATCTAATCCTGAAAATGTTGTAGACCATATTGACCATAATACCTTAAATAATGTTAGAAATAATCTTAGAGAGGTTAGCAAAGAGCAGAATGCTCAAAATGTTTCTATTACTCTGAATAGTACTACTAAATGTAGGAACATCACCATAGAGGATGGTAAATATAGGGTAAGAATTGGGGGTCATTCCTTTGGTAGATATAATACCTTAGAGGAGGCTCAAGAGGTAGTAAGAAGGGAGAGAAAAAAATATATTTCCTTTATCCTCTGAGTTAGACAACAAGATTACTATATAGTTACCTGTATATGGTCAGGTTCCTACAATCTTTAAAGATATTAGCAAATAATGTGGATTATATCAATTCTTATCATACTTTTCACTATTTGCATCTTGACGGATACAAATGTTGAAAAGTATCGTAGGATAAATGGAGAGATGCAAATAGTAGAGACATATAAGGTAGGAGTGCCTCTATGGGCAATCTTGGTCATTGTTCTATTGGGCATTGTTCCTTGGCTTAATGTAACTCTATTTGGAATCTTTATTATATTTTATTTCATATTCTCATTAGAGGAGAATTGGGGTGAACTTGACAACAAAGCCATAGTATTTTCATTGGATGGAGGTAACATTATCACAAAATGCCTACTGAAAATCAAGAAGCTACTATGTTGGAAAGTATGAAATAGTAAAGAGAAATTGAGCAATGACTAGAGAAGAAGCACAAGAGTTAGCTTTGTCAAAGATTGATAAAACTAAATACCTTATCTTGGAACTTATTACCGGAATGGGTAAGACCAAGGTAGCAATAGGTCTTATTAACCATATATGTGATAGAGTGTCCAAAATTAAAGGAAGACCTGCCACTATACTCATTCTGGTAGCCAAGACTGTACACAAGAAAACTTGGAGAGATGAGATTGAGATGTGGGGAGGAATCATGTCTGACTGTATAACCCTTGAGTGTTATGAGTCCATGAAGAAGTACAGGAAAGCAGACTTTGATATAGTGGTTGCTGATGAAATGCAGCACCTCTCTGATGCAAGGTTGGAAATCCTTGAGACCATTAATATCAATGAGTCATTCATTGGATTGTCTGCTACTATCAAGGGAAATACCAGAGATTATTTCCTGTACAGGTATAATGCTGAGGTTATCAAGTGTGGCCTTAAGGAAGCTGTAAAGGATAATGTATTACCTGAACCTACAGTGTACCTGTTACCCTTATATTTGGATACTACAAGGTATATTTATAAATCTAGGAAGTTTGGGCATGACACAGTTACCACTCAAAAGGGCTATTATGACAATATTTCCTCACTTGTGACTTGGTATAAAAACAAGTTTCATAACACGAGAAATGAGAGAATAAAGAACTTATGGCTCTCTACAGCAGGTAAAAGATTGAAGTGGTGCTCTGAACAAAAGGAACCTCTTGTATTATCTCTTCTAGTCAAGCTTAGGAATTATAAGGTATTGACATTTTGCAGTAGTATAGAACAGTCAGAGAGGATATGCAGGCATAATATAACTTCCAAGAACAGGGACTCGGAGAAGAACTTGGAACTGTTTAACAGGAATGAGATAAAACATATATCTGCATGCAATATTCTTAATGAAGGAGTAAATCTGACTAACTGTAGAGTGGGAATATTCTGCAATTTGAATAGCTCGGAGATTATAACAAAACAAAGGATAGGCAGAATCCTTAGGCATGAATTCCCTATTGTGATAATACCTTACTTTGTGGATACAAGGGAACAGGAGTTAGTGGCTAAGATAATTGAGGAGTATAATGTAGAGTCTGTAAAAAGTATTTCAAGCATTAACAAAATAGAATTATGAAAAATAGAGTTAGAATCATCAAGAAGGAGTTTAAAGTAGATGAAAAGAACAAAGTGGTGGTATGTGAATTGCTCTTCACGTTACAACTGCTTGGTAGCGAGGCAATTCCTAATATAATGGATATACCTGGGAGAACGGCAAAAGAGGCTGTATCAATGGGGGATACTCTAGTTTGCAGGGGAAAAGCCAGATGTAGTAGTGATGATACCTTTGATGAGGCAGTTGGCCGTAGGATAGCTGAATGCAGGGCTAAGATAAAGATGTTCAAGGTTGCAAGGAATGTATGGAAAACTCTGGGTAATGACTTGGCTGAAAGAGTATTATCATGTCGCACCTTAAGTAATACATGTGATGTTGCCATGGACATAGAAACGTGGCATCTAAAGAAACTGTTGTCATGATATGTCTTAGCGAGAAAGGTTGCCAAAAGAATGGAGTGGGTATAGGGGAGGCATTGCTTCTCCTACTCATCCATAATAAGGCAGACCTCGAAACAGCTAGAAGTAACCTGACTAAGGAAGGATATATAACAGCCGCATCTTATGGATTATTCCAAGAGAGTGAGTGGAGGCTTACTGGCAAGGGCAAGGAACTATTGGACTCCATAATTATGGAATCCAGTGAGAAACAGGAGCCTAATGAGAGGCTATCCCGATTGGCCAGAGAACTGAAGGAGATATTCCCGAAAGGCAAGAAGGACGGTACCAATTATTATTGGGCAGATGGAGTGGCATTGATTATGCGAAGGTTGAAGTTGTTCTTCAAAAAGTATGGGAACACTTACACTGATGAGCAAATCATTAAGGCAGCAAGTAAATATGTGGAAGGGTTCAATGGTAACTATACATATATGAGATTGCTAAAGTATTTCATCTTCAAAGAGAAAGTTGGTGCTGCTGGCGAGGTTGAGGGAGAATCGGAGCTAATTAACTATATCGAGAATGCTGGTCAGGAAGAGAATTTAAGAAATGATTGGACTTCTACATTAAAATGATTACATTAAGAGAGCGAGTACTGGATAATCTGAGGATTAGAAGGCAAAGGATTCTCAATGGTCAACTGAATTGCATCAGTTCTCCATTCAAGAGGTTTGCTGATGACTTCATAGGTATAGAGCAGTCATGCTATTATACTGTAACCTCATTCACCAAAGGGGGCAAGTCACAGTTTGTGTCCTACACCTTCATTTATAAGCCTCTCATGTTTTGCTATTACACAAAGGCGGATATAGATATAAAGATATTGTATTTCCCTTTGGAGGAAACTCCTGAAAGGATATTGCAAAGGTTTATATCTTGGTTGCTCTTTGAGCTTAGTGGTGGCAAGGTAAGAGTAAGTCCTAGGGATTTGAGGAGTACTACAAAGGCAGTGTCACAAGAGATACTTGATTTGATTGCATCTGATGAGGTGCAGGACATAATCAGGTACTTTGAAGAGCATGTAGTGTTTCCTGATGAAGCCTGTAATCCCACTGGTATATATAAGTTCTGTGTAAGATATGCAGAAGAGCATGGCAAGACTTATTATAAAGAGGGTAAATACAAGGATGAGTTTGGAGTAGTGAGAAGCAGGGAAGTGTTTGACAGATATGAGCAGGATAATCCTAATGAGTACAGATTGATTGTGATAGATACCATCAACCTCATAGATACCGAGAGGGGAATGACTCTAAAGCAATCTATGGATAAGTTCAGTGAGTATTGTGCAAAGTATTTAAGGAACAGGTATTACTACTCTCCTGTGGTAATCCAGCAGCAGGCTTTTGACCAAGAAGGTAATGAGGCATTCAAGATAGGCAGGGTAAGACCTTCAGTTGCAGGATTAGGAGATAGCAAATACACTTCAAGAGACAGTAATGTGGTTCTTGGCTTGTTCTCACCCTACAGGTTTGCTTTAAAGGAGTATGAGGGATATGACATATCAAAGTTCAAGGATAACATAAGATTCTTGGAGATGATAGTCAATAGAGATGGTGAGATGGGAGGACTATGTCCTTTATTCTTTGATGGGGCTGTGTGCCAATTCAATGAACTTCCAAGACCTAATGACAGGGAAGAATTGCAGAAAGTGTACAGTTATCTGGAATCCATAAGGAGCAGCCCTGCTAAGTCTTTCTTTAGTTACACAACAAGTAAAATAGATAAGGGGTTGTATAAACATAAAATATTTCATAAGTTTGCATCCCTTTTTCGTATATCAACAAAATAAACATAAAAGGAGAAGTAATGGCAAAGATATTAGTTCTTGCAAAGAGTGGATTTGGAAAAACTACTTCTTATTGTGGTAGAATCAAGCTGGGAATAAAGGGTCTTAACCCAAAAGAGACCTATATTATCCAGTGTATTGGTAGGGGTGTTCCCAACCCTGACTTCAAGCTAATTGAAGGTAGTATAGGTGTGGAGAATGTAGGCAAACCTACACAGAAATTGTCTAATGCCGGAGCATTGGCCACAGGTAATAGGGTACAGGTGGATTGTCTCACAGGTCTTGACAGGTTTGCAGCAGTGGCAGAAATCGTCAACATGTTGAAGAAGTCACCTTACAAGAATATCCTTATAGATGATATGAATTATCTTGCACAGGATTTCTACATGGCAAATGCCATGAAAGGTGGATGGGATACTCCCAAGCAGATTGGTTATGGGATGGGTCTCATCTTTGATGCTTTCAAGGGACTTCCTGAGGATAAGAATATCATTTGTTGTGCTCATTATGAAGAGTACAAGGATAAGAATGGTGATTCAATATCCTATAAATTCAAGACCACTGGAAAGATGGTGGATGACTACATAACACCTGAAGGAAAGTTTGATATTATCCTCTTTGGTAAGGTAGGTTATGATGCAGAAAACAAGAAACCTATCAAGCATTATGTGAAAGAGTTTGATGGGGAATATCCTGCTAAGGATAGTCTTGGCGCATTAGATGGCCTTCCTGATGAGATTCCCAATGATTTGTCCATTGTTGTAGACAAGTTAAGAGAAGTTTATGGATAGGGATGAGACTGTAAGAATATCAAGGTTAGTTGCTAATAATAGTATTACTACAGGTGACATCAGTATGGTATTGATGCAATACTGTATAGAACAGGGCAAGCCTTACTATGAGACTACCCTGTTTGTTACCAAGTTATTAAGTAGTGCACAATTGGCAGCATGTTTTATAACAGCCCTAGACTATTATGAAAGGAAATTCACAATATACAAGCTGTGGGATAAGCCTAATATATTACAGAAGTCTGGAGGATTAGGACAATTATTACAGATATTTTAGTAACAAGTATTTAAGTATTTTTTTTTTTTATTTTAGCAAGAAAAGTATGAATAAGACATTAACAGTAAGACAGTTTGCTGCTGTAAAAAGAGTAGCACAGAATGTAAGCTTTGCAGTGGCAAAAAGGGATAAAATCTCTGCGAAGATGCAGGAACTCAGCAAGGAGTATGAAGACCTGACCAAGGAGATTGAAGGACATGAGATGGGAATCAAAGCCTTGACAGGAGGATTTACAAGTGAAGACCTGATTGTCAAGAGGGTTGAAGATACAGGCAAGGTTGATAAGGAAGGTAAGCCTGTAAAGGTTACCAAATATGAACCTAAAGCTGGAGTGGTATCATTCAATGAGGAAGACAGGGTATATGAAATTGACTTTAATGCTGCTCATGATATTGCTGTAGGCTCAGTACAGCAGGATGACCCAGTATGCGCTGAGTTACCAACTAGTGATACAACAGTAATGGATGATACTGGGTATACTCCCTTGGCTACACAATACTAAAGAGAAAAGAGAAGAAAGAAGAGAAAGAAGAAGATTAATCTTTATGAATATGAAAGATAACAAATCAATTAGTTTTATGGCAATCAGTAAAGGTTCTGTATCTACTGAAGGCTTAGAGATAAAGAGATTCATAGGAGTAGGCTCAGTGTTTGTATTGGCAGTCAATCCTGATAAGAAGAAGCTTGAGGAGCTGTATATGACCCAGCTTGAAAAAGAGCCTGAGTATGTAGGAGAGATTGAGGTAGGAGAAGACAAGCACAAGGTAAAGAATGTGAGGATTGACTTTATTGTCAAGACTGACCCTGAAAAGTGCAATGGAATTGACACTACAACCAAGGTATCACTCTTTGTCAGACAAGAGTACAGGTATAGCAAAGACGGCAGCAAGATTCAGGTGATTGATAAGTATGGAAGGACTGCATGGCCTACTATTGAAGAGGCCAAGGCACATGCTACTGTACTTACTAAGAAGGATGGCAGTGTCTATAATGCCAATATAGACAAGGACTATAGACCTGCATACTTTGGGGAAGAGGAATTGACTAAGTTCCTTAAGGCATATCTTAATATTCCTGATGTAATGAAGTATGTCAACAATACTTGGGTTATGGTTGATAATCCGCAGGACTGTGAAGCCAGACTTGAAAGTATTGAGGACTATTTCAAGGGAGACTTCAGTGAGTTGAAGGATGTAATCTCATATCAGCCTTCTAATAAGGTCAAGGTTTTGTTTGGAGTAAGAACCACAGATGATAACAAGCAATATCAGACTGTGTATACCAGCATGTTTCTGAAGAATCATGTTAGGGATTACAGCAGGCTTGACCAAGATTTACAGGAAAGGAAGCAACAAGGGGCATTTGCCAACACCGAGTTTATAGTTGACGACTTGAAGGAGTATAAGGTAGATTCTACTGACCTCAGTCAGTCAGGTACAGGTGCTTTACCCTTTCCGGGTGCTGCTGACTCAGCACCGTCCCCTTGGGATTTGAGCAAGTAAGTGTAACTGTTAAAAAAGAAAGCATGGCATTCAGCAAGGGCAAGGATTCTGTGAGTTTGAAGGAAATCTTGGATAGAGTAACGGAAGCAGATATTTTATCATATTATTTGGGTGTTACAGAAGTACCCACTATTATAAATTCCCCATTAAGAAGGGATAGAAGACCTTCCTTTGGTCTCTATTCCCCCAATGGGGAAAGGATATATTATACAGATTTGTCTACAGGAGACAGGGGAGGAATCTTTGACCTCCTTGGTCATATGTGGAGCTGTAGTTATAGTGAGGTCTTATCAAGAATCAGGAAGGATATGGAAAGGTTTTCTTTGGGTAATTGCAATATTCAAACATGTACACCATGTGTTGTAAATGATATGAACAGTCATAACAGCAACTCAGACCTGCAATGCAAGATTAGGGAATGGAGGAAACATGATATAGAATATTGGGAGTCTTATGGCATTAGTGTTGAATGGCTCAAATATGCAGAGGTTTACCCCATATCCCATAAAATTGTCCTCAAAGATGGTCATAGATATGTGTTTGTAGCTGATAAATATGCCTATGCCTATGTTGAACATAAGGAAGGAAAAGTTACGCTAAAGATATACCAACCCTTTAATAAGGGCAGGTATAAGTGGAGTAACAAGCATGACAGCTCTGTGGTAAGCCTATGGACTAAGGTACCTGAATATGGGGAACAAATATGCATTTGTTCCTCATTAAAGGATGCCCTATGTCTATGGTCTAACACAGGGATACCTTCCCTTGCCATTCAAGGTGAGGGATACAGAATGAGTGGTACTGCAATAAGTGAATTGAACAGGAGGTTCAAGAAGGTATTTATTTGTCTGGATAATGATAAGCCCGGCCTAGAAGATGCTGAGAGGCTTTCAAGAGAGACAGGATTCACTAATGTGGTATTACCATTCTTTGATGAAGGAAAAGATATTTCAGATTTATTCAAGGCCAAGGGAAAGGAAGAGTTCCTTAAAATAATCATTCCTTTATTTACCTCTTCTAGAGGGGAAGAGTATAGCGATGATTTGCCCTTTGAGATTGAATAGAAAGCAGAGTTTGGTATTAAAAAAAAAAGCATGGAAAAAAGAAAGATTACAGTAGTATGTACTACAGGAAACAGAACAGTGGAAATACTCTCAGATGCAACTACATTGAGAGAATTAAAGAGTGATTTGACAAGAGAAGGGATTTCATATAGGAATATGAGCTTCCTTGAGGGATTGTCAAAGACAGAGTTAAAGTCTGATAACTCTATCCTTCCTCATGATATTACTTGGAAGGGGCAGGTTACCAATAATTTGGTAATTATGTTAACCACCACAAATAAGAACATTAGGTCTGGGGCTTCCATGAGTAGAATGGAGGCTTATACCTGCATCAAGACAATGGGTCTTCAGGATGAGTGTCAGAAGAGATTTGGCAAGAACTTTACTCAGTGCAAGACCAGTGACCTTGTATCCTTGATAGAGGAGAAGAGGGATAAGAAAGAAAGTCCTGCTAAGGAAAGTCCCGTCAAAAAGAGTAAGGAGGTTGTCAGCTATACAGATGAGAAAGGTGTAAAACAAGCCCTTGTAAAGCTGGTGGAGGCATTGTATGATGCAGGAAATCTCAGCTTTAAGGCTAGGGGGATGATACTTGAGGATTTAGGTGTTAAAGCTGAGGCCAAAAAGGAGAAAGCCGTTGAGTTTACCAAGGGTGAGATAGATGAAATGTTTGAGGGCTTGATAGGCTAAGAGTAGATAGGGGGAGGAATATTATATTCCCTCCCTATTTTTTTTTATTTTGTATACATTTAGAGTTCTCAAATATGGAAGCAGTTTCTAGGGAGAGTGTACCCGAAATAATAAGAGAGCACAAGGAAAAGGGGTATTTTATGGAGAATATCCTGAGGATATATGATGTATTCAAGGAATTCTTTGGTGAGGAGAGGGTTGATTTGAGAATGGTGGAGCCACCAATAGACGAATTTGTAAGACAGCTATCTGAAGAGTCTATAAAGGAAGGTGTAACAAAGATTACACAGTGTTGGGATGCATTACTACGCCCATTTATATTAGTGCACTTTCCTAGAGTAAAGGTGACTAATGAGCATGGAAATTTTGTGTACATTACAGAACTGTATGTGAGGGTTGGACTTGCAGTACCCGGAGTTCTTAGTACCATTGGAATGAACAGGGCAGAGTACACATTGGACCAATTCTACTCTGACTATATGCACAGTCATATATGTGGGATACCTACTGGTAACTTTGAAAAGTTTGAAACTCCTTGTTTAGGCATGGGACCTATACAAGGCACATCGCATATGCTGAGGAATAAGGTATGCACTAATGAGGAGTGGATGCTATTCTGTTATGAATTAAGCAAGTTTGTTACTGTAGAGTCATTGTCAGGAGGACCTTATAGGAGACTAGAAGGAATCACTAGCTCCTCGTGGAGAATAGATTACATCGGATATAGGAGAGCACAGAACCTACCAAAGTTCATAACAAATTTCGTAAGACATTTGATTCTCAGCAGGAAGTTGAAGTTTGTCTACAGGAATGGGTCATATGTTTTGGGTATGTCAAATGCTGAATGCATGGTACTTGTAAGTAATGAATTTATTAACTGGTACAATCAACTTGATAACGCAGAAGATGAGCAGGTGAAAGATGTTAAGAGATACTACATGAAATCTGGAGTGGCAGCTAAAGGACATATATATGGTATGGATATGTCATTGCCGTTACTTGATAGGGTATCTGAGCATGTAGGTAGACGAATATGCACTTTCAAAGGTAGGGAAATCAAACTTAGAATCTCCGGAGCTGTCAGTGAGACAAGTGTCCGAAGTCTATTCTTGTCAGAGGATGTTATCTCAGAAATATTAAGTGTTATACTTGAAGTAATAAATCTCAAATATGGAAAGGACAAACAATAATGTGAAAATAGTGGAAGTGAAGAGCCACAAGAACTGTGACTATACTCTTGTGATACCTGAAGAATTGGAGAACAAGATAAGGTTTGCATGTAGGGAGGTATGGAGTAGGGAATGGTCAGGGATATTATTCTACACCTATAAGGGAACCTTTGAAGGAGGTGACCTTAGGATATTGTGTAAGGATATGTATATCATGGATATAGGCTCTGCTGCCACCACAGAGTTTAGTAATAGTCCTGATATAGTGGCCTATATGTGTGAGAAGGAACTTCTAGGTTGTCAAATGGGCTTGATTCATTCACACAATCTCATGGCTACCTTCTTTAGTGGTGAGGATGTCAAGACCTTAAAACAGGAAGGTACAGACAGTAATAACTTCGTATCTCTTATTGTCAACAACAGGGGTGATTATTCTGCTGCTGTTACTAGGAAAGTAAAGTCTACAAGAGTAATTGAGAAGAAAACTATTGGGTTCTTTGGGGAACCTGATAAGACAGAAATTGACGAATGTGTTGATGATACCGAAGTAATAGAGTATTTCAGGCTAAGGGTAGTGGTTGAAAACAGATATAAGTCTTCAGAAATTGAGAGCAGATTAATTGAATTGAGGAATAAGGCTGTTGTTGATTTACCCAATAAGACAAAAGTATTTGGACAGTATTATGGTCAGAAAATACAGAAGGATAAGAAAACTGACTATCAGGAAGACCCATCTGTCAATACCTTAAGTGCTGATAAAGATGCTATCAAGGAAATGGTACTGCAAATAGTTACTGGGAGCATCTTGATGACTACCAAGAGTAAAATAGACCCAAGCAGATGGTCTGGAGCAATGACTACACTGTATACTGAAAGGTTTGGTGCAGGTAAAGAAGCCCTCAGGAGATTTGATGAATGGGCTAAGGCATACCTTGAGTATTTGATGTGGAGCATAGAGGATGATGATTTGGAAGGAAAAGGTCTTGATATTACTGAAATGGCCTCAGTCTATGCCAGCCATGTCATCCATGAGCTAGAAAAGTTACCTAGTAACATTTATATCGAAAGGTATATCAAATTCCTGAAAGATTATATAGTTTAAGAAAGAAAAGAAAAGTTATGAGTACAGAACAAGAATCAACAGATAACCTGCTGCCGATAAATTCCCCCACATTACTTATGGATGATACCACTAGCAGGTTCAGTTCAGCTATCTGGTATAATAAAATACGGGAGAAATCCATTACACTTGCAGGCATTGGTGGGATTGGAAGCTATGTAGGATTTCTGTTGGCACGAGTAAAGCCCAAGGCCATATTCATCTATGATGATGATACTGTGGATGAGGCTAATATGAGTGGCCAATTGTATGGATTAGAGGATGTAGGAAAGACAAAGGTAGGTGCACTTGCTGAAATGGTATCCAATTATGCTAATTATTATGGTATATGTGGTATTAATGAAAGGTTTACCGCAAATACCAAAGCATCAGACATAATGATTTGCGGATTTGACAATATGGTAGCCAGAAAGAATTTCTTTCAGGCATGGAAGAATCATGTTCAGAGCAAACCTAGTGAGGAAAAGGCAAACTGCCTGTTCATTGATGGTAGATTGGCTGCTGAGGAGTTTCAAGTATTGTGCATTAGAGGAGATGATGAGTATAATATCAATAGGTATGAATCACAATTCCTATTCTCTGATGAGGAGGCTGATGAGACAATATGTTCTTACAAGCAGACCACATTCTGTGCAAATATGATTGCATCATATATGGTAAATCTATTCGTGAACTTTTGTGCTAACCAGTGTAACCCTCCCATAGAAAGGGATTTACCCTTCTTTGCAACTTATAATGCAGAAATTATGTATTTAAAGACTGAGTCATGACAGAAAACGCTAAGCAACTGGTACGGACAATCTTTGCGATAGACAGGACAACACCTCCTTATTCTTCAGAATCTATTCCATTAACAGACAATGGTGTCAAGGTAGGAATATTAGTACGGAAAGGTGAAGGTCTTCCACTAGTAGGCAATATTAATGGTCTTATAAGAGATAAGAATGGAGATGTAATAGTACCTTTGTATGAGCAAGGAGTTCCTATGAAGGTACAAACCTTTTATTCACTTCTGAGAAACTCATCAAGACAATATGGTATAAGGAAGTTCATTCTCTCAGGCACAGTGTATTGGGCTAGTACAGGACTAATCTTGGATGAGGATTTGAATCCTTTATTCCTATGTACTATTGACCTTTCAGAGAAGGAGAAGACTAAATGCTATGTGAGTCCAAAGGTTTTTGAATCATCATCACCTCTAAGTAAAGGCATTATATTCACTGTACTTAATGTCATGTGTAATTATGGCATTATCACTTTACATGGAAAGGTACAGAAGCCAGAGATTATAATCGGCCCTATTGATAACATTGTCAAGCCCACTGTGCCCAGCAATGTAGACACCTTTAATGATGATGTGAATGACTTCTTGGCTGATAATATAGATGTTGTAATGAGGCAATGGGAATAAGAGAGTATCTTGGTGATTGGATGAATGTCATAGATGAGAATGAGCTAATATCAATAATGCAGAATCTGAGAGGATTATATGCTACAAAGAAGATATGCCCCGAGCAATGTGACATATTCAAAGCTTTCAGGCTTTGTCCCTACAATAGCCTGAAGGCGGTATTTGTAGGCCAAGACCCATATCCGCAGAAAGGAGTTGCAACTGGTATATTATTTGGCAATAGGGCAGAGGTGGAGGAGAGCGAATTATCCCCATCCTTAAACATTGTTAAAGAAGCAGCAATCAATTTTGAGGTTCCGCATTATTGTATTACCTTTGACCAAACCTTAGAGAGTTGGGCAAGACAAGGGATATTGATGATAAACTCTGCACTTACAGTAGAGATGAATAAAGTCGGTTCACATACTATGATGTGGAGACCTTTTATATCTAAACTGCTGAGGAATATATCGGAGAATAACCTTGCTGGGGTATATGTATTATTTGGTAAACAGGCTCAGACATTCAAGCCTTATATCAATAGTAAGTCCAACTTTATTATTGAAGTTGAGCATCCTGCATATTTTGCAAGGAATGGTACTAAGATGCCACACCAGCTATTTGCTGATGTCAGCAATAAGGTTAAGGAGATTTACGGAGTACCTATAGGTTGGTACCAAGAGTATTAATACAAAAAAAAAGAAATGAAAAAAGCAGAAAGAAACTGTTTGTACCTCAAAAATGGAGAAGAGGTACACATTGGTGACATCCTTGTAAAAGGAGACAAACTCTATGTAGTAGATGAGGAAATCATTCCTGTTTTGATTGAACAAGGAGTTCTTTGCACAAAAGAGTCCCTTAGTGAGAAAAAGAAGGATGCAGATGACATTTCAAAGGATGATTTGGCTTTCTATGTCAATAAGGTTGCACAGAGATTTGGTTGGAAGCCAGCAAAAGCTTGCAACTATCTTAATACCATTGATTCCTGCTATCCAGCAGCAGCATTTGCTATAATATTGAGGGAGATAGCCATTGAATTGGACAAGAAGTATGAAGACCATATCAGTAATAGTCCTGAGATTTATTCAATCTCACTTACAGATGGGAGAATCACCAAACTCTATAAGAGCAGTATCAGGAGTTACAAGAACTTTGCAGCATTCAGAACCATAGATGATGCAAAATTTGCTTGCAAGGTCCTGAGAGAGGCTCTTAAAGACATGTTCAGGGATGGTAAATAAGAAGATTAGGAATGCCACACAGAGCACCTCTGAAGGTATAACCTTTAAATCAAAGCTTGAGAAGAGCATATACAATACTCTTCTTGAGCAAGGATTTAAGCCTGAGTATGAACCAATTGCATTTGTTATATGGGAAGGGTTTCGTCCTGAAATCCCATACTATGATAGAGAAACTGATTATCAGAGGAATGTGAGATTAGCAACTATTGGTGGCAGCTCATCAAAGATGCTGGTCGGGAAGAAAGCAAAAATCATTGATGTGCGGTACACACCAGATTTCTATTTCAAATACAATGACCTTAATGTTTACATAGAGGCTAAGGGAATAGAGAATGATGTATTCTATCTTAAGAAAAAGATGTTTATAAAGTACCTTAATGACCAGTATCTTGAGAAAGGGGAAAGGTCCATATACTTTGAGGTTTATACTAGGAAACAGTTGTTGCAGGCAATAGAAATTATTAAGAATTATGAACAAGAGTAGTCCCATAGATAGAATGAAGGATTTAATTCCCTCATTACCCGGTAACGATGTTAACTTGGCATTTAGGCTTTTGGATACCAGAGACTTTGAGTCTCTTCAGTCCTTGGTTAACTCATCAATCATTAGGACAAGGATTGCACTCGCAAGAGCAAACACCAAGGAAAAGTATCTGAAGGCTGACCTTGAGGGAATGAGGAAGTTGCAATCAGAGGTTGATGCCTATTATGAGGCACTCTATCCTTCATCAGATAATCTTGAAGAGTTTTATTATTAGATATGAAATCTTTAAAGGAAATAAGCTGGGATGTGGATGAGGCAACATATAGGGCAGACCCTGCCTTAAGTTACTCTACCATAGCAAGATATGAGAGGGAGGGGTTTAATAACCTAGATAAGCTGTTTGATAAGCTGGATACCCCATCCCTGACATTTGGTAGAGCTGTGGATAGCATCATTACCGGAGGACAGCCAGAATTTGATAAGGAATTTATGGTGGCAGAGTACCCATCAATTCCTGACTCTATTGTGAGGATAGTAAAGTCCCTGTTCAGTCAATATAAGGATTCCTGTGATAATCTGAACAGTATTCAGGATACTGGAATTATCAAAGAGACTGAGAAACAGGGTTATCAAATAAATTGGAGACCAGAGACTAGAGCTAGGGCAATTAAGGAAAAGGGATATGAATACTATAATCTGTTATTTGTAGCAGGTAATAGGACTATACTTGACACACAGACCTACCAAGATGTGTGCAATGCAGTAAGAGCATTGAAAGAGAGCAAATCCACTCAATTCTACTTTGCAGAGGACAATCCATTTGAACCAGACATTGAAAGATTCTATCAGTTGAAGTTCAAAGGAGAGTTCAATGGTGTAAAGTATAGAAACATGGCTGACTTAATCATAGTCAATCATAAGGAGAAGTGGGTAAAGCCAGTAGATTTGAAAACAAGTTCCCATACAGAGTGGGATTTCTATAAATCCTTTGTAGATTGGAGATATGAAAAATAAGTAATTTATTTATTAATTTGGAGATACGAGAAATTTTACTTATCTTTGCATTGAATTATAAATCAATGTATTATGAGAAAGTATAATTTTAATGAACATTATTTTGATATTATAGATTGTCAAGAAAAAGCTTATTGGTTAGGATTCTTTGCAGCGGATGGATATAATCATGTAGATAAAGGTTGTATAGAGTTTAGATTACATAAACAAGATAAAGAAATATTAGAAAAATTCAAATCTTGTATAGAAGCTAATAACCCCATTGGATTATATAAACAAACTTATTGTAATTTGACTTTATATTCCCAACATCTATGTAATAAGTTGTCTGAATATGGGTTAAGTCAAGCAAAGACTTACACATTGCAAATTCCTCAATTAGATTATAAATTAATGAGACATTTTATAAGAGGGTATTATGATGGTGATGGCTGTTTTTCTGTAACAAAAAGAAAAGATAGAACTGAAAATAGTCTAATTTACCAATTTAATATTACTGGAATGGAAAATCCTCTTAGAAAAATGCAAGAGCATTTAATAAATAATGTAGGAGTTGTTGATAATGGGCTAAAGCATAGAAAGTCTACTATTGCTGTCACTATTCACTATAGTGGAAAGAATGTATGTAAAAGAATACTTGATTATCTATATCAGGATGCTACTATATATCTTCAAAGAAAATATAATAAATATAAAGAATATTGTATCTCGGCAGAGTAATCTGCAATAATAAAAAACCTCGTGAATTCAGGGAACATCCTAAGACTTGAAATTTAATATATAGGTCTAAAATTGTTTGAAATATAACAGCCTATAATATATAAATGGGTTATTCTAGGACAATCCTGAGCCAAGCCTTAATAATAAGGAAGGTGCAACGACTATCCCTTTATGGGAGTACACTCAAGTGAGTGGAAGTGCGAGGCTCCTAAGAAATTAGGATGATGATATAGTCTCATCTATATGGTAACATATAGCAGTTCATAAGAGAACGCAGATAAATTAACGACTTATCTGGAAGATAATGGATATTCAAGCCAGGCTATATTGGGCTATTATAAGGCAGAATATGGATAAGGATGAGTACTTCAAAGACTTCAAGCTGCTTGACTATGACTTCATTGTAGTCAATAGGAGAATCCTTGTCCCATTGGTGTGGACTTGTCCATTTACACAGGCAGGAGGTACATTGAAGTTTGGAAAGAATGACCAAATAGAAATGAGAAGTCCTTTTGTGATAGGAGAAGAGCTTTCTTCTTATCTCACTTCCAGACCAAGAGTTCCTGTGGGTATTAATGAAACTGGTCCTAATGATTTAAGAGAATGGTTAAATACATTGTAATATGCAAGTAGTAAAAAGAGATGGCAGTATAGAGGAATTTAATGTTGATAAGATTATAAGTGCTGTAGAGAAAGCCTTTAAGTCTTGCAACAAGAAAATGCCTCAGTATCTGTATGATATGCTGGGTGCTTTATTTGGCACTTTGGAAGGAGATACTATAGGTATTGAGGAGATACAGAATAAGGTTGAGGATGTTCTTATGAATGACAAACACTTTGATGTAGCAAGGAGTTATATCATTTATAGAGAGCAGCATAAGCAGGCAAGATTCATTAGAGAAAGAATTGATTATATGGATGAGTATAGTCAGTCTAATGAAAATGCAGCCACTTCATCAGAAACAGATGCTAATGCAAATGTAACTATGAAGAATGTTGCCAACCTTGAGGGTGAAGTATATAAGACTACTAATAGGGTTATTCAGAGGCAAAGGATGAAAGACAAGCTGAATGAAATGTATCCTGAAGTAGCTAAGAAGTATGAAGAGGATTTGAACTCTCATGTTATTTATACACATGATGAAGCAACCACTCCTGTCTTGAAGCAGTATTGTATGGCTGTGAGTCTGTATCCTCTTATGATGGAAGGAGTTGGCAATATTGATGGTATCACTCCAACACCTCCTAATGACCTGCAATCATTCAGTGGTCAAGTAACCAACCTTATCTTCTTGCTATCTTCTCAGTGTAAAGGTGCAGTGGCAGTAGGTGAATACTTTATTGCCCTTAACTATTACATTGTGCAGGAATTTGGTCCTAATTGGTATGAAAAGTTGGATGTAGTAACTACTACAGACCATTGCAGTAAGCAGAGGACTGTAAGAGATGCCATATATAAAGCATTCAAGCAATTCATCTATGGTGTAAACCAGCCTGCTGGTAATAGGAGTTATCAGTCTCCTTTCACCAATGTATCTTATTATGACCACACATATTTTGATTCTCTGTTTGGAGAGTTCTATTATCCTGATGGAACCAAGCCCCAGTGGGAGGCAATAGATTGCCTGCAAAGGCTGTTTATGAAGTTCTTCAATAAGTTAAGAACCAAGCAGATACTTACATTCCCCGTGGAAACTATGGCTATGGTGTATGACCCAAAGACTAATGACATCATAGATAAGGAGTATAAGGACTTTACTGCTGAAATGTATGCAGAAGGCCATAGCTTCTTCACCTATATTTCAGATAGTGCTGATAGTCTCGCATCTTGCTGTAGATTGAGAAATGAGCTTGCAGAGAATACCTTCAACCCTACAAGTGGGTTGACTGGTGTTATGACTGGTAGTTGCAATGTAATCACTCTTAACATGAATAGAATCATTCAGAACTTTCACAGTATGGTCAGAGGTAATGACTTTGGGTGTTTTAATTCTAGTGAGTTCAAGAGGTACCTAACAAGTATTCTCGAAAGAGTCTACAAGTATCATATAGCCTTCAAGACCATGTTATATGAAATGGAAGAGAGAGGAATGTTTGCAGCTTCAAATGGAGGATATATCCATATCAGCAAATTATACTCTACCATAGGTATTAATGGTCTGAATGAGGCTGCTAGGTTCTTGGGGCTTGAGGTAAGTAACAATGAGGAATATATCAAATTCCTTCAACTTGTACTTGGAACTATTAAAGAACAGAATAAGATACATTCCATACATGATAAAAGCAGGCCATTCCTATTTAATTCTGAGGTAGTACCTGCTGAGGGATTAGGAGGAAAGAACTACCAATGGGATTTACAAGATAATTATTGGGTACCCGATGATGAGAACCTGTATAACTCATACTTCTATAATGCCCATGATGACACTTCAGTACTTGATAAGTTCATTCTTCATGGAAGACAGACTTACCAATATACTGATGGGGGAAGTGCAGCCCATATCAATCTTGAAGACCATCTCAGCAAGGAGCAATATCTCAAGCTTATAGATTTTGCTATAGCTAATGGAACTAACTACTTCACATTTAATATTCCTAATAGTAAGTGTGATACTTGTGGTTACATTACCAAGCATCCTATTACTGAATGTCCCAAGTGCCATAGCAAGAACATTACCCAATACACAAGGGTTATAGGGTATCTGAGACCCATAAAGAGCTTTGGTGAAGACAGGCAGATAGAGGCAGGAAGGAGGGTATATGGAAAGGTGGATTAGTATGGTAGCAGCAGTTCTTGTAGTTCTGAAGCTATGTGGTGTCATTAGTTGGCCATGGTGGCTAATCCTAAGTCCTTTATGGATTCCACTGCTATTGTTGGTAGGACTGTATCTTGCAATAATGATTATATCACGTGGAAAATTATGTTGAAATATGTAGATACTAAGATAGTTTTTGCAGAGGTACCAAATGAAGTTACTTTAGCCATAAATATCTCTAATTGTCCATGCCATTGTAAGGGCTGCCATAGCCCTTACTTGGCAGAGGACATTGGGGAAATATTGGATGAAGATGCTTTAGAGGGGATGGTATTTGCCAATAAGGGTATTACCTGCATTGCATTTATGGGTGGAGATTCAGACCCTGAGAGCATAAACAGGCTTGCAGAGTTTGTAGAGAAGAAACGTAGCATGGGCTTAAAAGAGTGGAACAATATAAAGGTTGCATGGTATAGTGGCAGGGATATTCAGGCTGATGAAATTGACCTGAAGAACTTTGACTATATCAAACTTGGCCCATATATGGAAGAGTATGGCCCACTTACAAGAAGGGGTACAAATCAGAGGTTCTACTGGGTATGTAAGGTAATACATGAATATCCTGATTTGAAAAAAGAAGAGAGGTATTATACTATAGATATGACAAGTGAATTTTGGAAAGATGAGACTAAAGATTAAAGTAAAAGTATTGACTGGAGGATGCATGCCTTCAATTAGTGAAAAGGGAGATTGGATTGATTTGAGGAGTGCTGAAACAGTTGAATTGAGTGCTTCTCAGGCCAACACATTAAAGAGGAGAACTGTTAATGGAGTAGCAGAGGCTCATAGGGAGGTAAAGATACCTGTTTATTATATTCCTCTTGGAGTAGCAATAAAGCTGCCAAAGGGATTTGAGGCTATAATAGCCTCCAGAAGCAGTGCTCCTGATAAATTGAAAGTGTTTATCCCTAATGGAGAGGGTATAGTAGACAACAGTTATAGTGGCAATGCAGATGAGTGGCATTATATATGTTCTCCTATGGAGAATACTACCATTAATAGTGGTGATAGGATATGCCAGTTTAGGATACAGCTTAGTCAGAAGGCTACTATATGGCAGAAGCTTAAGTGGTTGCTTAGCTCTGGTATTGAGCTTGTAGAGGTTGATGATTTGGGAGAAGAGAATAGAGGAGGATTTGGTTCTACCGGAGTTAAATAATAAAAAAAGCATGGAAGATGTTTATATTGGAACTATTAATTACGTTTGCTATAGTAGCTTTTGTAGCTTTGATTGTCAATGCAGTCGAAGACCATAAAAGGAATGGTGAGCCTCATATGTCATTCAAAGAGTCAATGGACTTGGTGGAGTTGCCCATAATAACTTTCTATAATAATGGAAAGAAATTGAATTTCCTGTTAGATACAGGAGCCAATAACTCTATAATCAACAAGTCTGTTATCAAGGATTTGGATTACAAGGAATGCACTGAAAACTTGGATACCTTTGGTATAGATGGAGAGGTTAAATCAAGCATGCCTACATGTACCATGGAAGTCAAGTATAAGGATAATTCCTTTGAAGACACTTTTACCATACTTAATATGGATAGTGCATTCAGGCAGGTTAAGGAAGATTCAGGTGTTCAATTACATGGTATATTGGGAAGCCTGTTTTTTCAGAAGTACAAATATGTGATTGATTTCAAATCATTGGTAGCCTATATTAGGAAATGATATACTATGTTACTGGACAGAGGGAATTATTTGGTGGGTATTCAAGTGCTAAGTATAAGTGTATAACTGTAGAGGAGTCATTTGAAGTACTGAATCCATTAAGTATTGTAGGGCTTGATACTGAGACTACAGGGACTGAGATATGGACAGGGAGACTGCTTCTTCTTCAACTTGGAAATAAGGAAGACCAAGTGGTGATAGATTGCACAACTGTTGATATTAATCAGTACAAGGACTATCTTGAAAGTAATAGGCTGTTCATCATCCACAATGCAAAATTTGACTTGAGATGGCTGTATAAGGAACACATTGTAATTAGAAATGTCTATGACACTTATTTAGGTGAGAAGATTCTATTCCTTGGATTTCCACCCGGCATTGTATCCCTGTCTTTACAGGCATGTTGTGACAGGTACCTGCATGTTTATTTGGATAAGACTGTGAGAGGAAAGATACATGCAGGTGTAACAGAGGAAGTCATAGTCTATGCAGCAAATGACGTAGTATATCTTGAGGATATAATGAATGCCCAAATGAAGATAATAGCACAGAGGGGACAGCAGAATGCTCTTGAAATAGAGAACAAGTTTGTAAGAGTCCTTGCATATATTGAATTTTGTGGCATTAAACTTGACCCATCTAGGTGGAAAGCTAAAATGGTCAAGGATAAGGAGAGGCTAAGGGTTGCAGAGCAGAGGCTTAATGATTGGGTTATCAAGTATGTGCTAGACAAGAATGACCCTTCCCTAATACAAAGGAATTATGATTCCCATAAAAAGGGCAAGCCTGCCAAGCTCAAAGAGGGTGTATATGTTGCAATCCCTGCACCCTCCTTATTCTCTGAGTTTGATACAGGACCTCAATGTATTATTGATTGGAGTAGTTCCAAACAGGTAATCAGACTATTCAAGGAACTTGGATTTGACTTGTTGGTCAAGGATAAGAAGACAGGTAAGATGAGGGAGTCTGTAGAGTCCAAGTATATAGAAATGCAAAAGGATAAAAGTGATATTGTTCCCTTATACCTTGAGTATTCGGCAGCTTTTAAAGTAGTGACATCTTTCGGTCAGAATTTCCTCGATGCCATTAATCCAATAACACAGAGAATCCATCCAACATTCAATCAGATGATGGATACAGGGAGGTTATCTTGTGGCTCAGGAGGAAAGGGTAAAGGAGGCAAGACAAAAGATGATGACATTGCAGAAGAGGATAAGGATAAGAATACCACTACACAGACAAATGATAAAAGTGTCAATATCCAGCAACTCCCAGCCACAGAGGAGACAAGGGCAGCATTTGTGCCTGAAGAGGGTCACTTGCTGGTAGACTGTGATTATGGGGACCAAGAAGGACATGTGTTCACTGAACTATCCAATGATAGGGAATGGATTGCATTCTATAATGACCCTAATGAGAGAGATGGGCATTCCTTTGTAGCCAAGATGTGTTTCCCCAAAGACCTTGATGGTATTGAGGAAGGGCAGGTCAAGAAGGTGAGAAAAGACCTTAGGGATTTGGCTAAGAAGGCAAGGTTCTGTTTCAATTATAATGGCCAGGCTCCTACAATGGCAGCTAATTGTAATATTCCTGTGGATTTTGCTACTGAGATTCAAAATAACTACTTCAAGAGATTTAATGGTATAGCAAGCTATTTCAAGGTACAAAAGAGGGATATGTGGGATAGGGGCTATATCCTAATCTCAAAGATAACCGGATTAAGGGCATACATCTATGACTACCCTATACTAAAAGGTATAGAGAGAAGAAAGAATAGTATGGGAGATTCTTTTTGGGATATATACAAAGCTGCAAGAGATAGTGGCAGAGTAATATCCGAGATTCCTCCATCTATCATGCAAGAGATTGCAAAGAAGTTTGCTCAAGGAGTCCCTATTGAGGAGATAGCTATCAGATACTCATATAAAGTCAAGAAGGCAGGTAAGGTAGAGGAGAAGTTTATTGACATTAACAGGGAGACTGTATATGTGTCAGTGATGAAGCACTTGTGGAAAAGAAAAAGTGCATCTGACAGTCAATCATGCAATTACCCTTCACAGGGTACTGCTGCTGCCATGACCAAGATAGCTGGCATTAAATACTTCAATCATCTTGTGGATGATGGGCTTATATTTAAAGTTCTGATTCCCAATGATGTTCATGATGAGTATCTAATTGAGCCTCCTGAAGAGATAGCTGAACAGGAAGCCAAGAAGTTAAGTGAATGTATGGAGTATGCAGCATCTATCTTTTGCAAGAAGGTAACTATCAAAGCTGTGCCTGAGATTGCATCATGTTGGGTTCATTGAGATTTAAGTAATTAATAAAGTGAAGAAATGGAAGTAATAATAAACAAGGAATATCAGAACCTCATTGATAGGTTGGATGCAGCTATTACTGCATATAAAGATTCTGGTAGGACAGAAATTGGCCTTTCTCTCTTAAAAGGGGTAAAGGAAGGAATCAGAATGTTAGGCAGCAGACCTAAACTGGCTGAAAGTGTGGAGAGGTTCACTGAGATTACCAATAACATGGCTAAGACTTATGCAGCCAAGAATCATGACTATGGTAATAGCTTTGACAAGTCTCTTGATAAATTTGGCATTGTAGCATCAATAGTAAGGATGGGAGATAAGATGAATAGAATCGAGTCTCTTACAAATAAGGAAGCAAAGGTTAATGATGAATCTACTAAAGATACTCTTCTTGACCTTGCAAATTATGCTATAATGACTGTTATGTGGTTAGATAAAACTAGGAAGGGTACTGAATAGTGCCCTTCCTTTTCTTTTACTTAGAAAGGAAAGTTTATGAAGGTAGAACTAGAAAATATCTTGGACATTGGTACTACATTGTACAGTCTTGATGAAAACTTCAAGATTAAGAGGAAAGTTGTAGTGAATATACGAAGTGTTTTTGAGCAGAATGTAAGTCATTCTCCAGAAATTCATACTACTTACAAAGTATCCAATACAATGAGTAATTGTTATGCTACAGATGTAAGGGATTCTGAAATAGGAAAGTCTTGGTTCACTTCCAAGTCTGATTTACTCAAGAAAATAGCTGAGCAATTATGATAATAGCAGTAGATTTTGATGGAACTTGTGTTAAACATAGGTATCCAATGGTAGGAGAGGATGTGGATGGTGCTGTTTCTGTCTTGAAGGAGTTAGTAAGAAAGGGGCATAAGATTATCCTATATACCATGAGGAGTGGGGACATATTGGATGATGCTATAAGTTGGTTCATAGACAATGACATTGAACTATGGGGAATTAACAGGAATCCTGAACAATATGGATGGTCCTCATCTCCCAAAGTATTTGCTAACCTGTACATAGATGATGCAGCTTTGGGTATTCCATTAATTGAGCCTGAAGATGATAGAGACTATGTAGATTGGAACAGGGTTAGAGACATACTGATAACAAAGAATGTGATATGACAGAGAAACAATTAAAGTGGCAAAAGAGGAGTAGAATCCTTTGGAGATTGAAGGGTATGGTAGGATTCCCTTTTGAGGAAGGAGTACTTACATCCCTTGAACATGAAAGGCTCAATGATGCATTTAGTATCATCAGGGGAGTAGTCCAAGATTCAGTAGAATCAAGTATAGAATTAGGCTTTAATGCTAAGAGGAGGTGCACCTTTGGTGTTTGTAGAAAGCCTGCTATTGAGGGAAGTGAGTATTGTAGAGAACATAAAGAATATATGGAGGAAAGACAATGCCAAAGATAATTATATGCCAAGGAACACGAAGTAGTGGCAAGACTGATTGGACTAAGCAATGGGTACTTAAAGACCCTGAGCATAGGGTAAGGTTCAGTGATGATGACATTAGGAATATGCTTGGCAAGCATCAGGCTCCTGAAAGAGAAGTGCTGGTTAATGCTATGAGAAGGCAGTTCATTGTCGCTGCCCTCAAGAAGTGCTATGATGTAGTTATAGATGGTACCCTCAAGCCTCATGAGAATGATTTTGTTAAGAGATGTGTAAAGGCTCATAATAGTACTGTAGATGAACTACGGAGTCTTGGTAAGTTGTCACCTCAGGATGATATTAAGTATAGTATTGAATATAAAGACTCTATTGTACCACTTCAAGAGTCCATTGGTGAGGATGCAACTACAGCTACTTATAAGAAAACATATAAATTTATTGGGATATGGTAGCATTTATAATAATTTTCTTCTATATTTTACCCCTCATTGTCTGCACATTATTAGGAAGGTACTACAATAATGTAGAGTTTCTCGATAAGACAGATGATGACCAAGTAAGTGAGTATGTAGGATTTTCTATGGTTCCTATCTTTAATATAATTATAATATTTGTTAGCATATTTTACATTACCAAAGACTTCGTCAGGAATATAGGAACAAAATAGACAGATGAGACAATATACATCAAGGGTGTTTATAAGGATAGTAAAATTTAATGGTTTCCGCTATAGCAGACATAGTGGAGACCATGCTATCTATGTAAATGACAAGGGAAGGCATATTAGCATACCTAGGAATCTTGAATGTGTAATTGCTCGAAGACTAATTAAAGAGAACAACTTGGTAACAGACTTCAAAAAGAAAAAGAAAAAAAAATGACTGAGAGTGGATATTATCCTCCGGGTGCAGATACTAAGGATGCACCCTGGAATCAGGTTGACAATCCTGAAAGGGAAATTGAGGTTACAGTAAGTGTCACACTTAGTAAGACTGTTAAGATTAAAGTATCCGATTATAGCATAACTGACTCTGGAAAGGACGAGGATGGTGAGTATTTTGAGGATATAGACTACTCTAAATGTGACCTTAAAAGGGCAGTAGAAGAGCAAATTACACTTCCACAAGATGCCTACAAATATGTAAAGGGAGAATTTGATAATGACCAATACAATGACCTTAAAGGTTGGTGTGTTGATGATTTTGAGGTGATAGAAGAGTAATATGAGAAAAGGTATAGTAGATAATTGAGTATGTCAAAGTATTGTTGCAGTGAATGTGGTGGCACTAATATCCAAGTGCAAGCATGGATAAACCCTAATACTGGGCAGGTCACGGACACTCTTGAGAGTAATGATTGCTGGTGTGAAGATTGTAAAGACCGCACTAAACTTAAGCAAATATGAGAGCAGTAGTGATAGAGGATTTTAATGGAAGCATTGAACTTGTAAGAGACCCTGATACATGTGATGTATTAGTATTTGAGGACTTGGAGTCAGCATGGGAGGAAGCTAATAGGTGTCAGAATGGAATAGTAGCAATGCTTAGCGCATGAATCTTGAGGATAGGATAATGGAAGAGGCAAGCAAGGGTAATTACAATAAGGCATATGCCCTTGCCTTACTCTACTTATGTAAGAAATATAGAGAAGGAATATGAAACTTGTAGAAATTAAACTTTACCTCATAAGCTACATTGGTAAGCTTGGGTTTGAAGATACAGTGTTTATAGAGGCCGACAGTATCTCTGAGGCTGAAAAACTATTCGATGAGAATTTTCATAAACGCAAACTAATTGGAGTCAGAGAGTATGGTATAAGGGCCTTGAAAAAGACTGCCGGTTAAAAAAAAAGAAAGAAAATGGATAATTTTAAAGTTTCCTTGGTCAAGTACATGTGCCCAATCTGCGGAGGAGTAGCTGAAGAGGTAATTGTGACAAACACTCGCCTTACAAAGGAGGCTGCTTCTAAAGTAGAGAGGTTGAATGGGAAGGCTATAGGATTTTCTGACCATGCCTGTAAGGAGTGTTCTGAGTATAAAGACAAAGTTGTGTTCTTTATTGGAATAGACCCAGAGAAATCTTCTAGTGAAGAAGTATATAGAACAGGGCAAGTTGTTGGGGTAAGAAATGAGACTCCTTTAATTGCACACTTCAGTAAGTATATACATTCCTTGAAGGATGGAACTAGATTCTGTTTTATTGATGAATTAGCAGGAAAGAGGATAGGATTATGGAATTAATAAGTAAAATATTTAGGCACAATGAAACTGATTAAACCATCATTTGAGATATGGGAACAACCTTCTGGACTTGAAGGAGTATATAAACAGATAGAGAGAGCAGGCAGAATATGCTATAAGTCAGAGGACAAGATTACAGAAGATTCTGCCAAGTCATTTGTAGATAGAATGATTAAGTCTGGTCATGGTGCTATGTCAGAGCATGGTACAGTATATCTTAAAGTATTCAATGTTATTGAAAACTCTGAGCTGATTGATAAATATAAGTCTAATAAGTATTCAGTAGTTAAAGAAGGAACAGAGGTATATAATTGTCATGGTGATATACTTTATGGAAGTTGTAAGTGCATTACTACTAACTACAGAGTATTGGTAGAGAATGGCTGGCTTGATGACTTAAAGTATATCTGTAAACCTACAGAGTCCCATGAGAAGAGAATCACTGTACACTTTGTATGTGATAGAGGCGTATCACATGAGTTTGTAAGGCACAGAGTAATGTCTTTTGCCCAAGAAAGCACAAGGTATTGTAACTATTCCAAGGATAAATTTGGCAATGAGCTTACATTTATTCAACCCTGTTGGTTGGATGATGAGAGACTGAAACTATATGGACCTTATCATACTGTAATAAGGGATAAATCTCTTGAAAGTATCTTCATTGCCAGTCTAAATAATGCTGAAAAGGATTATATTGACTTGATTGACTTAGGTTGGAAACCACAAGAAGCAAGAGCTGTTTTACCTAACTCCTTAAAGACAGAATTGGTTGTAACTGGATTTGTATCTGATTGGAATCACTTCTTTGACCTAAGAGCAAGAGGTACTACAGGTGCTCCACATCCTCAGGCTAAGGAATTAGCAGAACCTCTAATGAAAGAGTTTATTGCAAGAAAGTATATTAATAACTAAAAAAAAAAGTATGGCTTTTGGTACGAAGAAATCAGTTGTAGCTGCACCTTCTTTCAGTGAAAGAATGGCAAGCATTGAGTCTATGTTTAAGACTGCATATGAGAATGCAAGTAATCTCCATGCAGAAATGGAGTCAGAGATTGCAAAGAAGGAATCTCAAATTGCTGCATTGCAGGAAGACATCAAAACTATTGGTGTTACTAAGCAGGAGGCTGAAACATTTATGTCTAATACAGAAAAGCTTATTTGATATGATTGAGCAAATAAATCAGTTAAAGCAAGGTTCCATTATTAGTGAGAGTTCTCACTATATTGTGAACAGAGTATCAGGCTCTAATGCTTAGCTTACTCATTTTAAGAGTGGTGACTGGTATGAGCTATCTGAAGAACTATACTAATTCTGCTGACTTATTTGAAACTACAGTAAAGGTAACTAAGGAAGATAAGAAGGATGGTACTCTTGGTATTAGAAGTATTTGGGAGAACATTCACTCTGGTCAAGTATTTACTGTATGCTTCAAGAAGCAGGATAAGCCTAAGAGTAAGAGGAAGTTACAGGAAGAGATTGATGCTATTGTAGAGCAGTTCTCAAATAGTATTGACACAGTTAAGAACAATAAGAAAGGTGTTGCAAATGCAGCAAAGAATCTTATTACTGAGCTGGTTAATAACCCTGTACTTCCTTATGAAGAAGGTGAAGATAGAGTTCTTAGAGGCTATAAGATTCAATTTGAATCAAGAGATGGCAGATATGATTGTGTAGATATGGATATTACTAAGACTGATAAAGAGTCAGGTATTAGACCAGTCAATATCAACACTATCAAGTGGCTTATATTCAATGGTGTCAAGTACATTGTTGAGTAATCTTATAAGGAGGAGTAAGTTAATCACTTATTCCTCCTTAACTTCTTCCCATAATACCTTGTGTATTACAATTAAATTCCTTACCTTTGCACAAATAATACTTTTAATTATATGAGTTGTTTAGTTATAACACCAGAAATTAGAGAATTAGCTAAGAAGTTTCCTAATGAAACAGAGCAATCAATACTTAACTTGGTTGGACTGTGGCAGGAAAAGAATAATAAGTCTATTGAGGATATTCCATTAGGCAGTGAACTCAATGATTTTATTAAGGAGCTGAGAAGTAGTGAAGCTACTAAACAGCTTGATGAGGCACTTAGCAGTTCTTTTAATACTCCAAGGATTACTTCTGTTGAGGAGCAGCAAAAGGTGGACTTACTCTTTGACCCAACAACAAGAAGAGACAGAGTAGCACTTATTGCAAGACTCTTCAGTAATGAAGTTGATAGTGCCCTACAGGAGATGACTGATTCTTTGAAGAGAAGAATTGATAATGTAAATGGTGTAGAGAAAGAGGGATTGCAGGCTGAGCTTAATAGCTTGGACAGACTCTCTGCCATAAGGAAATATACACCTGCTGGTATATTTAAGAGAGTAGCCAATATCTTCAATTCTTATGTGCAAGATACTGAAGAAGGCAGAACCCAGCAGGAACTTAATGCAATCAACTCCATGAAAGGTGCAGATAAGTTCTCTGATGAGCAGAAATTAGAATCTGCCAAGAAGAAAGCTGCTTATAAGAATCAGGAGTATAAGAAGATAGTTGATGACCCTTATGTCTATAAGGCTCTTGCTGAGGAAGCAAGTACTTTGCTTGTAATGACTGAGGGTATTAGGATAGACCCCAACTACATTGCACCTGCTGATGCAAACCTTAATGATGATGACCCTGATGGTAACAGTGAGGTAGATAATGAAGCAGAGGATTGGAGACAAGAAGAGGCTTATAAGGATGGATGGATGACCAATTTCAGACAAGTAAGTTCTCATGAGTCACTGTCACAGGCTGTAAGAAAAGTAATCAGACAAGTACCTAAACTTGACTATAGAGGTAAATATGAAAAGGATGATTTGGGTTTCACAAGATACCTTGATGCAGACTATGTCCATGCTACCTTCATTGACAAGTTAAAGGATATGATTAACTCTGATGATATGATTCCTCTCATGGAGGATTTACAAAAAATCAAGCCTTGGGTAAAGCAGGTTACCAAGCTTATTCAAGGTGATGAGACTTTGTTCTCTCAATTCTATCAGGACTTCAGGAAGGATTATATGCCTTATTGGATTCAGAAGAAGAGGATAATGCCTGATGGTACACTCAAGATGGAAACTATTGCCATCAATAAGCCTGAAGGTGTGTATTATCTCCTTGATGCTTGGAGAGATAACTATGAGAATGGAGTACAGCTTGATGATGATAGTGTATATGAGAAGAATGGGGAAATAAACAAGGATAATGCAGCTAAAGGTTTACAATGGACTGAGACATTGAACAATATGTTCCAGAACCTTGATACAGAATCCAGACTTCAACTCTTGGAGAGAGAAGATGTATGGAGTACCATAATGAAGTTACTTCATATGTTAGGTATTGATGCCAATCCTTCTGTATTGAAGACTGCATTAACTGATATAAAGACAGCTCCAGGCATCACATTTACTGACCCAATCATGCTTCTTTTACCACAATTGAATGTTATATTCAGTGGTATTAAGAAAGGTGAAGTCAAGTCTGAGACAAGGGAGGATGGTACTGAGAAGAGAGGAGACCTTATCAATACTTTTGGCTCTGCTTACAATATGATTGCAAGTATAATGGCAGAAGTAACTGAGGATGCTATTGAGAGCAGTGTCAGAGAGAACGATAAGTCCTACTATTCTCATGTTACTCCTAACTACTTAGGTAAACTTATTAAGAATCTCAAGAATGTTATGAATGACAAGGAGAGATTTGAACAGTTTATGCAGACTGAGTTCAAGGATTATGAGTGGTTCTTTAAGGATGGTCATTGGAGAAATGACTGGCTAAGACAGCTTGCAGAGTCTGATGAATTGAGAAGAGGTCTTAACCATAAAGTAGTATTGAACTCTGATAAGGTAGACTATACTAATTGGGATGATTTGGATTATACTTTGGCTCTTCTTACAGAATATTGGGGAGACCCTGATTCTGCAAAGTCAAGTATAAAGTATGCTTGGTATCATGTTCCTATTCTTTCAGATAGCCCTTCTGCTGAGTTTATCAGATTCAGAAAGTACACAACAGGTGATGTGCTTGATGAAAATGGTAAGAAGAGAACCTATGATGATGTTATCCTTGACAAGTTAGTAGACTTGGTTAATCAAGAGTATGACAGAATCATGCTGGTTAGGGAAAGAGATGAGGCTTATCAGAGAGGAGATAAGAGTGTAGAACCTATTGCCAACTATGATATTGTCAGAAAGGAAGATGGGAGTATAAAGAGTATGGGAGGTGCAGAATTTAAGTTCCTTCCTGCACTTAACAACCTCAGATATGACAATGGAGAGACATTCATTGATAGGCTAAGCAGACTTAAATCCAAGGGTACTGGTGCTGAACTTAGGAACTTTCTAAGAACCACTCTTAATGACATGATGGAAGATGGTTTTGAACAGACCTATAGAGATTGGATGAGGGTAGGACTTTTGGATGAGCTTCCTAATGGTAAGTACAAGTATCTTCCTTTTGAAGGCCAATCCAAGCAGAATGCAATAACTGCAAAAGCACTTATCAAGGCTAAGGATGCTTTAGGTTCATTATGGAATACCAATATGGAACTGATGCTTAGAGCCTATAACAATAATAGTGCTTTTGATAGTAGGGAAGCCAATAATCTGATGGAGCAGATTAAGAATTTGCTGACAGATAAGGCAACAAGAGGTGAGATGGAATTGAAAGATGCTCAGTCAATCTCAAGAAGCCTGTTTGTTAAGAACAATGCTAAGGATGCACTTAGGGAATACTATTGGAACAGTAAGTTAGCTACTTCACAAATTATCCAGCTTACTACTACAGACCTTGCCTTCTATAAGAATCTTGAGGACTTTCAGAAGAGATATAAGGAGGTTCATGCTCCTGCCCTTAGACTGAATACTAAGGCTACTTATAAAGGTGAGAGAATTGGTAGGGACTGGGAAAGAACTATCTACTTGAAGGATGATGAGATAGTATCTTCTGTACTTGAAGACATCAAGACTGTACTTGATGAAAGGGTTAGAAGAAATGAAATGACCAAGATAGACAGAGATAATATCATCAGCAAGTTTAGAAATGTGAATGTAGCAGATGCTCAGGCATATAGAAGTTTGAGTTCCTATAGGGCAATACTTGGCATGTCAGGTCAGTGGACAGATGATATGGAGCAGGCATATAACAACTTCAAGAATGGAGATTGGAATATAAAGGACTTCAATATCATTTGGCAGACCAAGAAGCCTTATGTCTATACACAAGTCAACAATAACAGTGGTGTTGAAGGGCATACTGGAATCAAAACCCCTGTGCAACATAAGAACTCAGAGTTTCTGTTACTTGCAATGCATGAGTTGGTAGCTGGCCCATTAGGAAGGTCAAGCAAGCTAAAAGCCATAAATAGGTTTATGGAGGATAATCAGATTGATGTGGTACAGTTTGAATCCACCACTAAGGTTGGGAAACAAGGTGTCATAGATTTGAATGATGTAAGTACAGAGGACGAAGTCACCCAAAGACTAAAGGATACTACAGGTATCGGATTTGGTAATGAGAATCCTAATGTAGTACATAAGGTATCTTATGAGGATTATGGTATTCAGACTGCAACTCCTGAGCATGCTATTGATGCAGTCCAATTGGTAGGTACTCAGATTAGAAAGCTTATTACTGCTGACATTAGTGATGATGCTACCATTACAGTGGATGGCAGAAGCATGACTAAAAAAGAGTGGCTTGACTTGTATAATGCTATCAATACTGAGAATATCCTACAAGCATTTGCTGATGTGGATGAGATATTCAAAGACTCAAAGGAAGTGGAGAAAATCCTACTTGAAGAGATTAGAGGTAATCAGAGATATGGCATGGATATGATGAGGGCCTGTACTCTTGATGAGAACAATAACTTCAATATACCCCTCTTTGACCCTGTACAATCTCAAAGGGTACAGACACTTCTTAATAGTGTAATCAAGAGTAGAATCACTAAACAGAAGATTAGAGGAGGAGCTTTAATTCAGGTATCTGATTATGGCTTAACTGATGAGCTTAATGTAGTATTCAAAGATAAAGATGGTAATCTGATGTCTTGGGATAAGTATTCTAAAGAGCATAGAAATGCTACCAGAGAAGAATATGAAGCATTTGTAAATGAAGCAAGAAAGAATGGTGGATTATCAATTGCTTACCTTGAGTGCTATATGCCTGCATATAGTAGAGAGTTCTATGAACCTCTCATGGACCCAAATACTCACCAGCTTGATGTAACTAAACTTCCTGAGGATTTGAGAAAGTTGATTGGATATAGAGTTCCAACAGAGGATAAGTACTCAATGGCTCCTCTGTATATTAAGGGATTCCTTCCTCAACAGAATGGTTCTGCAATCATGCTTCCTGCTGAGATTACTACTCTATCAGGTTCTGACTTTGATGTGGATAAGATGTATATCATGTTACCTGAGTTCAGAGTTAAGAAATATGATATGAGACAGGCAAGAGAAGACTATGCAAGAATGAATAGCTTATTCAATCAAGTATTGTCACAATTCACTCATAGCCAGTTGGCAGAAGATATTCTCAATGCAGATACTGATGACTTTAAGGAATGGTTCAAGGAGAATAAGGAGAAGTACAGACTTGCCAAGCCTATTATAAGTAAGGTAAAGTATGACTTCAATAAGTCTCCACAGGAGAACAGTCTTGAGGCAAGAAATAACTTGCTGATAGATATGATGTATGGAGTCTTGACTAATGCAGATACAGCTTCAAAGATTCTTAACCCAGGTGGTTTTGACTATCAGAAGAAGTCTGCAAGAATAATGACTATTCTCAATGATTCTTATGAGAGTGGCTTGGTTAAGGCTCTAAGTGAAGGTGGTGTTAAGTTTAATAAGACTATTAAGAGGGCAGGAAAGGAAATAAAAGCCCCAATATCTTCCTACCTTTTTGACTTGCCATTAGAGTTATCTAATGAGGAGAGAGAGGAAAGGAAGAAGAAAGGGGAGCCTTTCATAAGTCTTACTGAATTAGCAGAGAAAACAAAGGTCAAAATGGACCCATTATCACCAAGAACTCAAGTAATGTTACATCAACAGAACATGACTGGTGCTAAGTTGATTGGTATTTATGCCAACCATAATGCAAACCATGCTTTAATGCAACATACTCAGTTGGCTTTGGATGAGGAAAATGGTTCATTTACACTGAATGGAAAGAGACTTACATCTTTGCATGATGTCATGAATAGGGATAAGGAATTTATCTCAAAGAACAATGCTGGCTTCCTAGCTGCTTCTGTGGATAATGTGAAAGACCCTGTGCTTGCAGCACTTAATCAGAATACATTTACTGCTGATGCTTCTATGCTTCTTTCAAGGTTAGGTTACAATCCTATTGAAATAGGTTTGCTTATGATGCAGCCTATTGTCCAAGAAATCACTCAAACCTACTTTAGAGAGAGCAGAGAGGGTAAAGGCAAAGATACTATTATTGATGAGGTACTTGACAAGTACAAGGAAAGGGCTGCTCTCAATAGTGACTTGACTTATGATAACTATAAGAACAACAGCTTCTACATTGAAGAGCTTGCAGACAATATAATGCTTGCCAAGGAGACTGTTACTGATAGGTCTCAGACTTCTGACTTTAGGAAGATAGAGTTCTATCAGAAACAAGTTGCAGTTGGTTATCTGTTCAAGAGAGTCATGAACTCTGCCAATGCTTTGGGTCAATTAGTACAAGCCACAAGGTCTGATACCCAAGGTGGTGCTGCTGGTCCTACTATTGCAGATACAGAGTTGAAGATACAGAAAGTAAAAGACCTGTTAGACCAAATAGAGAGTAATGATAAGTTCCCATTGAAGAATGCCAATGTCATATATGATGATTTGCTTGCAGATAATCCGGATACTGACACTCTTAGAGAAAGATTATTATCAGCTCCTCTCCCATTCTTACAGGCTTTCTATACCCTTGGCTTGCAGACATCAGAGAGAATGTTAGGTTCTTATTTCCCTCAATATACTGAATCATTCAGGGCTGTAATTGATAGCCTTAGAGACTTGACAAAGACTGGCAGGTTAAATGTAAAGACTATGAATAGTGTCTACAATGACTTGCTTGCCTATATAATGTCAAAGAATGGATTCTTTGGTTCTGAGCTGGTTGTAAACCCTGACTCTGAAGTAGGTGATATTATTGTTTCTTCTTCTGAAAAGAGAAAAGATTTCATCAATAACTTCCCTGCTTACTTTAAGAAGGTAGTAACAGACAATGAAGATATAGCTGACCTTGAATTTATTAAGAGACTCAAGGTAATAAGGGCAAATGACACTAATCCTGTGGACACTGTAGTGTTCAAGAATGTAGGTCAATTAAGTCCTACTTTAAGGGAAAGATATATGAGGGATTGGACATCTCTCCTATATATGTCTAATCCTGAAGCTCAGAGACTTGCTCTTAACCTGTTCAGGTACAGCTATTACAGGAATGGCTTCGCATTTGGTCCAAATACCTTCATCCACTTGGCTCCTGTGGCAGTGAGAAACATCATACCGGAGTATATAAGTACACTAAGAAGTCTTACATTATCCAATGATGATTACAGTCAATTTGTAGACCAATATGTCTATAACCACTTGGATGATAGGAAGTTGGTTCCTGAAGTTCCTGACACAGCCTCTGTTCAGTTCATAGGAGAGGATAATGAAATCAAGGATGTGGTTACATTTGTGATTGATGGTGATGCTACCTTTGGTGATAAGAAAGTCATCAAGAAAAGGATAGATACCCCTGATGGTCCAGTCTATGACTTCTTCAAGTATATAGGCAAGAGAATCAGAGGAGGGTATATCTATTACAAGTTACTCTCATTAGGCACTGAGCAGGCTAATGTGGCAACCTATGAAAGGATTGAGCCACTAGGTTTCAGGAACAGTTTCATTGAATATGAGTATGGTAAGGATGCAGAAGAGATGGAAACTGTAATTGATAAGAGCAGGAAGGACTATGACCCTTATGCAGATACATTATCAAGATTTGATGATGGAAATGTGGAAGTGGATTATGATTCCATGCCTGATTATCAAGATATTCCTCAAGTAGATGTGGATGCTTTCCAACAAGTATATGGCACTCCTCTTGATACCTCTGCTCCTAAGACTGATGATATAACATCTATTCAACCTAATACAGAGTACAAGGATGAAAATGGTGACAGTATTTGTGGTGCTCCAACATTATATGAATTGTAAGATATGGCAAAAAGTTGTGCAATTATTCCAAAAGTGAAGAATAGAAATGGTCAAGTAGTGGACAGCAAGTTATTTAAGGACTTGCTGTCCTTCACTTCCAATAATAGGAGTGAAGCTGCAAGACTATATCTTATCACAAAGTCTGACTCTTTTATAAGAGATTGGAATCCAAGATTAGTCTTGGATGAAAACAATGAGCCTACACTGAGAAGTTTATTAAAACAAACTAATCTTAGTAGGGTTATTCCAGACACTAAAGTACTTGAAAGACTCAATAGAGAGATTGGGTATTACAAGAAAGGATTAGATAGACCTGCTCTTTGGGTAAACAATGATGATAATTATCAGAAGTTAAAACAAAGAGCTATAGCCTTTAATCAAAACTCTGAATTTAGGGATGATTATGTGGCTAATATAATCAAGATTCAGGACTCTGAGTCCCCAAGAATATTTATAGGAATAAAGGTTGAGAAAAGAAATAGACTTAACTCTATAAATGCAGATAAGATGGAATACAATGAAAACCTTAATAATAGGTTGAGAAGTATTCTTGAATCCCATGGTATAGGGATAGGTGCTTTGACCGACCTTGAAAAGAGAATGGGCATTCATGGTGTAACTGACTTTGATGTTGCAAGGAATGCGGCAGATGGTCTTATTGAAATGATTAGGCTTGCTAATGGTATCCAAGGTGAGAAGGCTCTTCCTGAAGAGTTTGCACACTTTGCCATTGAGGCCATGGGGGATAATCCTCTTGTGACAAGGCTAGTCAATAATATATCCTCTAATGGGCTGACAGGAGAAATCATGGGTGAGGACTACGATACTTATAATACACTATATCATGGTGATGAGTTTAAGCTGGCAAAAGAAGCTGCGGGTAAATTGCTTGCAAAGCATTTGCTACAAGGTGAAGATATTCCATCAAAGCCCTATAAAAATCTCCTGCAAAGAGTAATCCAAGCAGTTAAGGGTTTCTTTCAGAAACTCAGTGCAAGTCCTATCCAGAGAGCCATGAAGGAGGCTGACAAGAATTTCGGCTCTTTAGCAAGGCAGATACTTGATGGAAGCTTGGATGAGACTATCAATGTTGACAATATCAAATCAAGTGGAGTATTCTATAATACCTCAGAGAGGATAACTAGAGATAAGAAACTACTTCAGGAGATTATTGGCAATGAGCTAAAGAGGCTGAAGATTTACGAAAAAAGAAACCCCAATAGCCAGTTTAGTGCCAACCAAAGGCTCCTTATTGATAGGTTGGATATTGAATTGGCTGATAATAATGAGATAGAAGGCATTTATACATTCCTAGAGAATGCACTTGAAGAGTTATCTAAAGTGAATAACAGGCTTACTATGTTACAGAATACTCCTGCCGCTGATGCAAATGAGAGGGCTAGGGTATTAAGGGATGTGAGGAACTACTTATATAGTTACAAACACATTACTGATGACATAAGAAAATCCCTTGTTGATGAGGAAAAATATGAAGACAACAGATATGGTCAAAGAGTAAGGGTAGCACTTGACAATACAAGTACATTGCTTGGTGACCTGTTTGTCAAATATAATAATGTATCAATGCCTCTCTTTGTTGATTTTATCAAGCCCTTTGTAGGGGAAAGCATTACTGTCCCCTTTGGTAAGTTTAAGGGTAAAACCATGACCGCCGAGGACTTGGTCAAGGTGGCTGACAATGATATATCATTCTTTGACAGGTGGCTTGATTCTATGGCAGACTCCTCAGACTACATGTTGAAGGTAATGGACCAAGCTGTCAAGAAGAGTAAGGAAAATGCAAGGCTTGAGACTATTAATGTCATGAAGGAGTTACAAGCTGCTGCTATTAAGCTGGAACAAGCTGGTATAAAGAATACTGACTGGATGTTTGAAAGGGACAGCAAAGGTAATCTGACAGGTAACTATATATCTGAGATTAACCAAGGCTTATTCAAAGAGAAAGTTAGGGAAATGTTCAAGGCTCTTAATGAGAAGTATGGGCATAATCCTGTTGGTGATTATGCAGAAAAGTATAGGAGGGAAAGACAGGCTTGGTTTGATGCCAACATGGAGATTGTTGATGGAAAGAAACAACCTAAAGTATCCATTTATGGCAATAAGGCTTATCAAAACCTGAATCCTGCTCAGAAAGAGTACTATAATAAGGTTATGGATATAAAGGCCAAGCTAGATTCATACCTTCCTGACAAGTATACTACCTTAACCAATGTAGTTAAGATTAGAAAAGATTTACTTGAAAGGGTAAAGTCTTCTGATGGTGTAAAGTCCGGAGCAAAACAAATATGGGAAAGTATAAAGGATGAGTTCATCAGAAGGACAGATGATACCGAGTTTGGTGATAGGGCTACTGTGAAAGACTTTGAAGGCAGAGAAGTGCAGGTACTTCCCATCTATTATACCAAGATGAAGAAGGGAGAAAGCCCCAATGACCTGTCTACTGATGTGACATCTACCCTTACAGCTTATGCTGCCATGGCAAATGATTTCAATGAGATGGGTAAGGTAATTGATGTTCTTGAACTTGGCAGGGATATGCTAAGGGAAAGGGAAATAGTACAGGTAAGAGGAGGTAAACCTCTTGCAGAGAAGTTCAAATCTGTAGGAAGAAAGGTAGAATCAGTATTGACTAAGTCAGGAGATGAGACAAGATTCATGCAGAGATTAAATGATTTCTTTGAGATGCAGGTGTATGGCAGGTATATGGCAGACGAGGGAACATTTGGCAATACCAAGATTGATAAAGGAAAGGTAGCTAATTTCGTTAATAGGATGACTTCTCTTAACACATTAGCAATTAACGTCTTATCTGGTATCTCCAATGTGGCTACTGGTGGAGTAATGATGAGGATTGAGTCTTTCTCCGGAGAGTTCTTCAATGAATCCAATACTCTTAGGGCTGACAGGAACTATGGTCAGGCATTGCCTGAGTTCCTTGCAGAGATTGGCAATAGGGTGAAAACAAGCAAACTTGCTTTGTGGGATGAACTATTCAATGTTATGCAGGAATATGAAACTGATGTCAAGGAAGTAAACTTTGACAGGAAGACATGGTTTAGCAGAATGTTTGGTACATCTGCATTATTCCTTATGAATAATGCTGGAGAACATTGGATGCAGAATAGAACCTCATTGGCACTTGCAGATGCTTATAAAATGAAGGCTCCTGATGGCAAAATAGTATCTTTATGGGATGCTATGGAAGTAGTCCCTATTGATAAGAACAATAAGAAGTTAGGTGCTAAACTTCAATTAAAGCAAGGTTATACTAAGGAAGATGGCTCTGCATTCACAAAGGATGATATTATAGCTTTCAGTAGAAAGTCTGCTGCCATAAACCAAAGAATGCATGGTATCTATAATAAAGCTGACAGAAATGCAGTACAAAGGCTGGCTATAGGTAGAATGGCAATAATGTTTAGGAAGTGGGTGAAACCCTCACTTAACAGAAGGTTCAAATCAGCTTCTTACAATATGGACTTACAAACTTGGACTGAAGGTTACTACATAACTACAGGCAGGTTTCTATGGCAGTTGGCACAGGAACTTAGAAAGTCCCAATTTGATATAGTATCAGATTGGAACAAATTATCAAAAACTGAAAAGGCTAATATTAAAAGAGCAGTTACTGAGGTTGCCCATTATTTAGCGATAGTGGCAGTACTTGGAATGATTGATTGGGATGATAAGGATAACAGACCTTGGCTTACTAAGATAGTAGAATATCAACTTAGAAGACTAAAGACAGAAACTGGTGTTTTAATCCCAGGAAAGCCTATGGTTGATGAAGGATTGAAAATTATGAAATCCCCAGCAGCAGCCGTCCAGACAATTCAATCTACTTTAGATTTAGTTGGGTTGATTAACCCAATGAATTATGAAGTGTTTGCAGGTGAGGATGCTCTTATACAGTCAGGACAGTTTAAGGATAAGACTAAGGCTTATAGGCTCTTAATGAAAAGTCCATTAGTTCCTATGAGAAGTACTATTACAAGAGGTATAGACCCTGAATTGGCTATACCTTATTTCAAGCAATAATTAAAAGAGGAGATTTCTCTCCTCTTTTTTTATTCACTATAAATAATTTATTTATCCACTTGCATATTAGTGGATTTATTTGTATCTTTGCAGTGAACAATAGAACATTTAATATGGAAGAAATTTGGAAAGATATTCAAGGATATGAAGGTTTGTACCAAGTATCAAACTTAGGTAGGGTTAAGTCTCTTGGAAGAAGTGGGAAGGGATGTAGTCTAGAAGATAGGGTCCTAAAGCCTATGATTAATGATGATGGCTATGAGTTAGTAAACTTAAAAAGTAGCAATCATATTGCTAAATGGCATTCTGTACATAGATTAGTAGCAATACACTTCATTCCCAATCCTAATGATTATAAAGAGATTAATCATAAGGATGAAATTAAGAACAATAATATTGTGTCTAATCTTGAATGGTGTACAAGAAAATACAATGTTGGATATGGAACTGTTAAAGAGAGACAGTCTATTAATAAAAGAGGACAATCAAATAGCTGGCTTAATAAACCTGTTCTACAATATAGCTTAGATGGGAAATTTATAGCAGAGTATAATTCTACTACTCAAGCAGCCAAGGAACTGTCTCAGACCTTAAATAAAGATTGGGAGAAGATAAAGAAAGCAATTAATAATCAGCTAAGGATATACCCTAATGGTAAATCCTATGGCTATAAATGGAGATATAAATTATGAGTGAATTAGCTGCAACAGTAATTTGTGCTGGTATATTTTGGTGGTTATTTAATCCTAATAATGCCAGTAAATCTAAGTGAATTGTTAATGATGGAAGTAGGGGGAGTGAGTAGATTAAGTTCTACTCCTCCTCCTATTTTTTTTTTTTTTTTTTTTTTACTTATTAAAATAGGGCAAGGTGATTAACCCTGCCCTAATAAAAAATTTCATCCTATTGACTAGAAGGCTATACACTTGATGGCTTGGTCTCTTTCTTCTTGGGAAATTGAATCAAACTTCTCCTTAGTCCAGCCCTTCTTCAATAAGTTTTCTTTAATAGTGTCATCCATCATATCAAATGTGGTCAATGTTCTTTTAGGAAGCTTCCTATACCTAGTATCATCATTGGTTCTACTGTAAGTGCCAACATTATTGGTAGCTGATTTTACTTGGTTGGCAGTAGGAACTACTATTTCCTCAAATTTACCTTCTGCACCACTGTATAGAACACCGTCATATTGCTTCAGTTCATCAGGAGCATTTTCTCTATTGAACATGTTTGCTATTTCACCTCTTCTAGTGGACTCATTCATGTCTAAAGTACTATCCATACCTACAATGAATGGGTTCCTCATATTGACAAACAGCTCCATAATATTACCATATTGCATAGCCTTGTTCTTTACAGAAGACAAGTATAACCCCTTACCATAATATCCTTCATCTGTAGCAGAACCAAACAGATTTGGGTCATATGTAGTCCATTGGCTGTTGGTACCATGATATACTACCAGAGGTTCACCGTTTTCATCAACCACCTTACTAGCTTCCTCAGGATTATTTTCCCAGTCCCCAAACCATTCTTTAAATGCTTTGGTTCTTACATGGGCATATTGCCTTTCAGTAAGGTTTGAGGGTTTCTTATTAGGTGCCAATAAATTGCCCTGCTCATCCCTTGAATTTTTTAGTATATCCAGCATTTCCGGAGTATACTCCTCTTGTCTAAGTCTGGATTCATCAAGAGATTTAATCTTTTCCTCTTTATTAGCATATTTCCCTTCATTAATAGCCCTGAAGTAGTAGATAGAAGATGGCCTGAAGTCTTTCCAGTATCTAGTCTTGATGAATAATGACTTAAAGAAGTCTATTATCTTTCTTCCTAAGCTTCTGGTATCCTTTCCTCCTTGCATCACAAATGTTCTGAAATCCTCAGCCAGTTCTTCTTCCAACTCAAGGTTACCCATATTAGGATGCTTTCCTCTATACTCATTCAATAATACTGTTCTCTCATTATTGTCTAGAAGGAGATTAAACACAGCATGGAATGCTTCATGGTATGCAGTACCCTCAGCAGCTATATCAGATAAAGTGACAACACCTTTATCAAATTGACCCCAAGCCAATGCTCCTTGCCTTCCTACTTTAATAAGACCCTTTACTATATGTACCCTATCACTTTCACTTAATTGAGGCAATGTCTTTGCAATCCAATCAAGCTCTTTTTCCTGATTCCATGCAGTAGCTTCTGTGGAGTCTACTCTTCTTAAAGTAAACTCATCCTCAAACTCCTCATCATGGTTATTGATTGCCTGCTCCTTTTGTGCAGTGTAAGCAGCACCTGTTTGAGTATTGCCTTGGTTAACAGTAGCAGGAGTTACTATATTGGTAATAGGAGCTGTATTAACAGTAGGAACCTCATCAGGATTGAATAGCATAGTCTTTTCATTAGACATATCCTTAACCTTTTGTGGCTTGGCACTTAAAGCTTTCATTATAACATTAAATGCTTCCTCATCTGATTTACTAAGTGTTCTGGTATCCACAAGCTTGCCATTTGGTAATACCACAAAGTAAGAAGATGACTCATTCATTTCACCCTCTCTGCCAAATCCCCTGTCTCTTTCCTTTGTAATGTATATAGGAATACCTTCTACCTCACCAGCCTTCTTGATATATCCTTTATATAATTTCCCATCCTTCTCATAATAACCCACAATAGAATCTTTTCCCAAAGAGTTTTCAGGCAGTATCCTATCTACAGGATTCTGAGTTTCCAATGAAGTTTCAAAGATAGGCAGTACTTGCTGGTTCTGTGCTGGAGTAGCAGGAGTTTCAGCAACCTTATTTACTTCAACAGAACTAACCAAAGGTACATTTACAGCAGGATTATACTCAACAGGAATGCCTTTCTCACTTTGTACTGCTGATACATTCTCCCTATCATAGCTCAGCACAAATGGCATTATAGCCAGTTTGATAATCGGGGTTCCATACTGGGATTCAAACAGGTTCTTGTATGCAGACAACTGTAAGGTATAGTAATCCTTTGCACTCATTCTTTGAGTGGCAGATGGGGTGGTAAAGTAATTTACCTTGTGTCCATATCTGTCAGTAAAGTCATAGAAGCTGTATCTGCTTGACTTCACATCATAGATTCTAAAGTTACCATCCTTATCAACTGATAGAATATCAACTTCTCCTGCAACTCTTGTACCATCAGGATATTTCTGATACAATATAATATTATCAGCAAGAAACCTTTCTCCCATATGCTCCATATTTGATTTGACCCTATTAAGAGTAGTAATCAAATCCATGAAGGCATTTTCTGACATATTAGATGGCTTGACTATCCTTGACACATCTCTTATAGTGAAATATTGCCTGATAATACTATCTACTGCTGAGCCAGCATCCAATGCCCTTTGTGAGTTGGTACCAGACATCTTGTCCCTTACTATGTTCACAATAGTGTCCCTACTCTTGGCATCAGCCTTTCCTTGGTAACCATCAAGACTAATCTTGTACTTATTCTCAAGGAATTTCAAGTAATTATCATATTGTGCTGGAACATCAACCAACTGTGATAACTTGACTCTCACCTGAGTTAAAGCCTCTGTTTGCTTAGAGGACTCTGTCCAGTTAGAACCTAATCTACTGTGTACTCTACTATATTGGTGATACTCACCATCATCTTCAAGCACATAATAGAACTCGCCATCAGTCCTTGTCTTGTCAATCCTTCTTTGATTCTCATATATCTCACTGATAATCTTCTTGGACTTGGCAACCTTGTCCTCTCTCTCCTTCTTCTTTCCTGCAATAGTATCCTTCACATCTTGTGCCTCTTGTCCTGTGATATACTTCTGTGAAGTCCTGTCAAGAACCTGACCATTAGGTGTAAGAACCTTATTGTCTACCATTATTGATGAGTCTGTGAAACTCCCGAAGTTATCTTGTGCCCAAGCTAAATCAAACAGTACCCTATTGCTATCAGTAACTTTTACATTCCTACCTTGCTCATCCCTGATAGTATTTGTCTTCAAATCTACAAAGTAAGGCTTGTTTGTAAATGCAGATACTATTCTTGTACCTGAAATAGCACCCTCAGTACCACCTACAGGAGTCTCAATCTTCCTCTTAGGCTGAGGAGCTACTGAGGCTGGACTTACAGCCTGATGGAGATTACCTTCATCATCAAAGTAATCAGTTGTAAACCAAGTGCTTCTTACTGAAGCTTCAGTAATATTTGAGGTAAGAATGTCAGAATTGATAAGCCTGTTATTGTATGCACCCTCATTAATCCTCTTTGTACTGACTTGTAAAGGAAGGTTGAATTTAATAAGGTGCCCAAGTATTTCATTGTATATATCATCAGGGTCTTTAGGAGCATTGAAAGCACTTGTATCACCTTGTTCCTCTGCTGCTGTTATATCCCATTCTACTCCTGAAATGATAGCAGTCTTACTCCCTGTAGAGAAGTATATATCATACTTATCTTCCTTGATTTGCTCCTTACCATCTATGATAACTTTCTCATAAGTACCATCTGGCCTTTTGACCTTCTTACTAATTACAATACCATCACCTGACTTGCTACTAAACCAAGTAACCATTATATCCTGCATATACAGGTCTTGTGCCAAGTCCTGCATTGCAGCAGACACATCACCTTGTGATGTAGCCATAGACAGGTTGTTAATCGCATTTTTTATATCCTCTCCAACTGGAGTAGAGCTTACTGAAGGGTCATTTAAATTGAACTCCTCATTATTGAAGTGCTTAACCCTTACAGCAGCAGGTGAATACTTTCCAGCCCCATTAGGAACAAGTAGATATAGTCTGCCTTCCTTTTGGCCCATATCTACTGGCTTGATAACAAGACTGTCATTAACTTTGCCATTAGTTGTCAAAACTCCATTCTTGATGATTCCAAAAACAGGTCTTCTGTCTTCTGATGATACATTAGGGATGTCTTTAAGACTTCTTTCTGTACTACCATAAGGAATTCTGCCTACCATCATCTTGGATACTCTTGTAACAGGTGTGGCAATGAATTTACCAGCCTTATTTTCTCTGTTAGCAAACTCATCTTTTATCCTCTCTTCAAGTCCCTTCAGTCCCTCATATCTTGAAACACTGTAATCAGACTCATCCAAGCTGCCAACTACTTGGTTATTCTTCCTATCTATAATGAAGATGGTTTTGTCATTGAAGTCTGGGTCAATCATAAATCCAAGTTCATCACCTACCTTCAAGTTACCTTCATTTAAATATCTGAATGTATCCTGGTCTCTAAGATAACCATAGATACCAGAGAAGTCCACTCCCTTTTCCCTTTCACCTACTACAACATCAAATGGCCTAAAGTCACCTTCCTTGCTTGCTTCTATATGTAACTCAGGTATGGCAGGTCTATAGAACTGGTTGACTCTGTCCCTACTTGGCCTCTGTGGAGCTTCCACCCTTTCATTGGCTTTCTTATTCTCCTCATTAACCATTTCAGGAGTTACATTGCCAACAGGTACTTCTGTTACAGGCAAGTCCTCACTACTTGTCACTACAGGGACAGTAGGAGTCCCACTGTCTCCAGTAGTGTCTCTTCTATTATCTCCTCTTGTGGTACCTTCTCTTTTTTCTACAGGTTTCCTATATTCAGGAGAGAACCTATCCTTGAATCTATTATCATCATTTACCTGGGACATTGCCTCTTGCAGGGCATATTGAGCTTCTTGGAATCTTGTTGTAGACAACTCAATATCTCCTTCAGAGTCCTCATCAAAAGCATTATCGTTATTAATGAATATAGAGTTGGGATTGGCCATCTGTTCAAGATTCTCAGAGTTATTGAATTGGTCTTGAAGGAGTTTAATAGCATCTTGCTTTACTTGTGGCTCTTCATCTGAGGATTGTATAATCCTACTGACCTCATTATTATATTGTGAGGTTTCTCTATAGTTCTTGGCCATCTCATTACCTTCATCTTCCAAGTCTTTCAGGGTATTATTCCTGTTTACTATATCATCTTGGTCATCCAAGATAGCTCTGAACTCTTGTAGATTCTGTGCAGAACTCAAAGAAGCTTTCAGGTCATTTGATTTCTTCTCAGCTTCTTGTTGTGCAGCTTGTTCACCTGCCTTTATATGGTCTTCTATCTGCTTCTGAGGATTTCTGAGGTACTCATTAAGTTTGTTGTTATATACCTCTGAGGCATTTCCTAACTTGACAATATCATTAATCTTGGTTATAATGTCTTCTTTCTCATCCCCACTAAGCACAGTATCATCAACCTCATTAATCTCATTGATTAATCCCTTGGTAAACTTAGGATAGTCTATCAATGTTCTAGGCAAGACATTATCCTCCTGACCTTTTACAAAGCTAAGAGTATTTATAGCTTTCTCAATGGCTCTTATATTATTGTCTGCCTGTTGATACCCTTCAGATAATCCTTTATGAGACTGACCCTCACTGCTCCTTACTTGCTGATTGAATCTAAGGAATGAATTTAGATTGCCTATCACATTACCAATAGCTGACTTTACCTCTCCAGACATAGCTGTAGCCCTTTCAGCCCAATTACCAATTTGGGACTTCATCCAAGTCAGTTCCTCAAGTTGGTCATCTGATAATTGCTGACCTGTCCTAATATCAATGTCATCTCTTATCTTCAGATAATCACTGATAGTCTTGGTCATTTCATCATGATTCTGCTGTAGTTTCTCCATCATCTCCTGTTTGCCTTCTGGAGTAGCATACATGGGGTTTCCATTCTTATCTACAAATGGACCAACCTTAGAACCATCTTCAAGGGTAGTTGTGGTATTCTCTACAATAGAGGCAAGATTCTCATCTGATGTATCAAATGCAGCATCAATAAGTGTGTTAAGGTCTTCCATCCTTCCTGCATTATCAAACATGGCAATATCAGATACCAACTGGGCATGCTCTGCATTTTTGAAGTTGAACTCATCACCCTGCTCAGCAGCTCTATTCATATCATTTTGATACTTATTATGCCTGATAAGACCTTGATAGTAGTTCTTAAACTCAGGAGAATTTACTCTGTCATTCATGTAGTTGGCAATTCTCTCTTCCCTTGCCATCCTCTCATTGTAATCTCTCCACTCATTTATAGCCCCACCCTCAATGGTAATAGGAGATTGGATACCTCCCTGCTTATTCCTCATGCTTCTGAATCTAGGCATACCCAGTGCACCTGTAAGGGCACCAATAAAGAACTCTTCCCAAGAAGACCCCTCATTGACAGTCTCATTTACTCCTTGGGCAAATGCCTTAACCCAATCCAATGTTTCTTGTGAAGCTTCAGGGTCAGTCTTTGACTTGTAGAAGTTGTTTACATCAGTTGAATAGTAATTACCTGCTGTCCTGCTTGCTATACTCTGTGCCATCTCCTCAGCACCTTCTGACAGGGCACCTCTTGTTATGGCAGCAACAGTTCCCAACCTTGTAGTACCAGCAGTATATTCCCCTGCTTTTCCCATTATATTGGTAGTCTTTCTTGCAGTCTTGAATCCATTGGCATACAGTTTGCCAAACTGAGTTATATTGGAAGCCAACAGGACAGGTATATTCATAAGCAAATCCGCATTACCCATCTTTAACCTGTCTTCACTCAGCTTCTCCAATGCCTCATTATATGCTTGGCTTTCAGCAGATACAAGCTGGTTATACATTTCAGTGCCACCATAAGCATCCCCTATAGCCTGCATCCTTTGATTATACCTGTCATCAAGCTGTGCCTTTTGCAACTCAAACCAATCCTTACTATTATTCAGGGCCTCTATTCTTCCCTCGTTTACTGAGGAGATAGTGGCTCCTACAGCAGAATTGACTATTGCTGGAGCCTTTGATGAGTTCTTAATGGCTCCTATTAATTGAGGCAGTTTGGAGGCTTTCAATCCAGCAGCAGTTATATTACCACTATAGAAGGCACCTACACTGAATCCTAGATTCTTGATGAACTTGTCACCTATGAAGTTTGCAGTAAAGATGTTCTCATACCAAGGCTCCTCCTGCTCATCTCTTGTATAGTAATTAGGTAGTGCCTCTTCAGACCATTCATTGACTGATTGCATAGCCTTGGAAAAATCATTATCCCACAGACCAGACCATCTCCCCTCATTTATTGCAGTGCCTGCACCAAGCACCAATCCTACAGTACCATCAAGAAAGGTAGTACCTGTCAACACAGCTCCTTTGGCAAGACCTGCCCCTAACTGGGCATACCAAGGCTGCTCTATGGCTCTGACTTCATTCAGGTCATCAGCCTGACTGACAAAATTTATGCCTTCATCATAGATGCTTTGTCCATATCCTTTGTCAGCCAGCTCCATGCCTACATCTTCAGAAGTGGAAGGTGCCAAGGACTGTTGTAATGCCCTTGTACCTCCCAATACACTTAATTCAAACTCTCCCATTTCAGGGATTCTATTAAGTCCCTTGAGTCCTTTAAGACCTACAGGACCTGTCTTTGTTATATCTTGATACTCCATATTTACTTATCCCCCAACTTTAGAACTGGTCTTTGTCAAAGACTGGTTATATCCACTCAATCCCATAGAACTTATACCTTCCATAATAAACATTTCTCCATAATCCTCTGCCTCTTTCTCAGTAAATCCTTCAGACATCAACTCTTTAATCCTTCTGTCATACAGCCTGAACAGGTTGCCCATTTCCCCTGAGATAAGGTCAGGATTAAATGCAACCTTTGACCCATCCTTATAAGATACTATCACCTTGTTCCTGTGCTTGGTACTATGACTGAAATCCACTATAGGATTGTCCTCAGTTCCATAATCTTCAGGATTGAACTTCTTGGAAGTCTTGTTAAAGTTCTTATCCAAGATAGTCACATTTTCTGCAAATGGCTTCTCCCAGTTTTCTTGGTTACTGATGTTATGGGTTAATACTTTTGACAGATACTCAGGGTCTCCATTCATGAAATATTCAGTATAGGACTTGGCAGAGGCATCTATTATGTTATCCATATTCTTGAAATCCTCAAGAGAAGACTTGTTAGTATAACCCATGGTCTTCAAAGCATTGTAATCCTCATCTGATATAACCTTTATATCATTTCCATACTTCTTCTTGAGGGCAGACATAGCATCATTTTCCACTTCAGACCAAGGCTTAACCACACCATATTGAGCCTGATACAACTCAGTTCCTCTACCCGGTCTTGCAGCTCCTGTCATCTTCTTATATTCCTCATATACTTCCAAAGGATTATAATTTCCTCTCTTACCAAAGTAAGATGCCTTTAATCCCTTACCTTGCACATTCAATTTGTCTCTTGTCTGCTTCATGCCATATAAGGCACCATTAGCTTCCAAGTGTGAGAATGTCCTAGGCTTATAATTCAGTGTCGGAGTGGGATTGTCTAAAGCTTTTAATCTCCTCTGCATAGCTTCCTGTGCTGATAACTTGGCTCCATAATCCTCATAAGGAGATACTTGGGTCTGACCAACTGCCTGATATAATGCTGGAGCTACTCTACTGAAATAGTCCATAACAGCAGCTTTGTCTGACCACTTGCCTACTCCGGAAACATTAAGCTCATCTTGAAGGATAGAATTAAGGACTCCATTAGTATCCACATCAGTGTCTCCGTTAATCAGTCTTTGAATGTCATTGATGGCCTTTGCTACATCAGTATCCTTATATCCGTGTTCTTGTAGCCAAGTCTTGACATAAGGGTCAAGTCTCTTGCCATTCCTGTAGTCTCTTAATCCTTTGGATAATGCAGAAGCAGTAGTAGCTACCCTCTTGAATCCCTCTTGGCTATTAGCCTGATTGAATCTTATAGAGGGATTATTCAGGTATCTGTCTAATGATGCTGTAGAAGCATCTCCTTCATATACCATACCAGCAGCTCTTCCCTTATATTGTTCTGCTGCCTCTTCTGTCCTTGCCTTATATGCTTGCTCAATAGGAATAATTTCCTTACTGTACCTTGCTCTCATGTTGAGCATGTTCTTTCTACTTACAGTATTAAGTCCTTCACTTGCAAGCTGACTAGCTTGATTCTCCAAATCATTTGCATAGGTCTTGTACATCTTATAGGTATATGGGTCAGTCTGCTCATTGGCTAAGCCATCCCATATACCAGCCTTTGTAGACAAGTCAGTATATTGTTCCTCAATTTCCTTATAATTCTGACCATATATTTGATATGGTTGCAAGTACCTGTCAAAAGAGAAAGGCTGGAACTTGCTATTTACAACCAAACTATAATTTGCCATATTAGTAAGTGAGACCTCCTCTTCTCTTCTTTAATTTTCCTCCTTTAGAATACTTGCCTCCTGCTACAGACATCTTGTAATCCTCCCACTCTTCTTTACTCCATTCCTTAGGTTTCTGGCTTAGAGTACCAAATACCCCTGAGTTGATTAGCATATCCCTGTCAGACCTGTTATAAGCATCTATTCCTATATTACCCAATGAGTCAAACAGATTAGTCAGGTTAGCACTCATACTTGCACCTCTTCTTGCATCTATTGCATCTCTCATTGCCATAGCTTGTGTAATACCACTTAGCCTTGTGCTTCCTGCCTTTAGTGCAGCCTCTTGATTAGCCATTGCAGCTTTAAGTCCCATCTCAGAGTTTGCTTGATTGGTTCCTCTATTAAACTGCTCTACCATCTGTCTCTGTGCCAAGTTATACTCCTCAGCCTGCCTTGCTAGGTCTCCCAACTTGCCTTGTGCATTATAGTCTGCTGCAAGTAGTGCAGCATTCCTTGAAGGACTTGAAGAGTTCATAATAGCTCTTCTTGTTGCACCAGCCTGTGCGCCAAGCTTATTTATATAAAAGTTCCTGTCAAGTGGTTTATATTGCAGATAATTCCCTATTGGCTTATAGCTTACAGGAACATAATTACCTACTTTGTTTGCAGCCTCTATGATTGCATCAGGTCCTGTATAATCAGGCCTGCTGAATATACTTTGACCCAATCCTATTGCAGAACCTACTACAGGTGCATATCTTAGCCAAGTAGCATCAAATCCTCTTCTATCTGTATTACCCTTTCTTTTGGGTACCCTAACTTTAGCAGGAGTTGTACCTTCCACATTAGAAGGTATATCATATCCTACTTTACCAATACCTGATATTTCCATAGGAGACAGGCCACTAAATCCTGTATAAAGCCCATCAATACCTATAGGCTCTATGGTAGAAGGTATGTCATAATCCACATATTTAATCATGCTGGGTCTCCTTGCTGTAGCTGTAACCTCTGGCATCTCTCCTGATTTCCAAGAACCAAACACCGGAGTATATGTGTAATCATCAGGTATAAGACCTCCTTCTGCATATTGTACTCCTTCAAGTCCATATTGCCCCTGCCCTCTAAGAGCCTCTTGCTCCTGCATTAACTTTATGAGGCCATCTTCCAGCCCCCTCTTGCTTATTGGGTCATTGGGCCTTTCCTCAGATTCCTTTTGAATCTTTTTGGCAGCATCTGCAAATGTCAGACCTTTGCCACCCTTCAATTTATACCTCTGCTTCACTGAATCAGGTACTTTAATCCTGTTACTAAATACATAATCATTATAAATCACCTCTCCTTCTTCCACAAGATTAGGTATTCCATTATAATCAACCCCAATCTGTACTCCTTCATGTGGATTCTCTTCATGGTATCCTCCATTATTTATAACAGTGACACCATTGGTAAAATCTGCCCCATGAGTACCCATGAGGCCACCATCTCCAAATGGATTAAAAGGTACTTGTATATTAGGTTTGGTAATAGTTCTCATATTATAATCTGATAAGTCAGACAGACTGGGAGTGTGCATCTTGTCATATACAGACCTTGCCTTCTTTCTTTTAGAGGTTCTAGAGAACTCCTCTCCCCTGACATATCCTCTTTCAAATGCAGAGGAGGAAGCCTCAGGAGTATTGGATTTCTTGAAATTGTTCAGACTTCTCTTACTCAACCAATTCATCCTATCTACACTATTAAGTGTATTTTCCAAGTAGTCCATTTGGCTAGGCAGATAAGAGCTTTCAGGTATTCTGGCACCTCTCCATTGCATGATTCCATGTGCTCCCTTTCCACCACCTCTGGGATTATAGGCATAGGGATTGAACCTCGATTCCCCATATATTGAACTGTATACAGCAGCCTTTTGAGAGTTATTAAGTCCCATGTTATTTACTCTGTCTGCTATATAGGCACTGTAAGGCAAAGTAAACTCTTCATCTATCCATCCTCCATCATCATGTTTCCACTTTCTAGCATTCAAGGCAAAGGTAGCCATCTTCTTTTGTGCAGGAGTACCATGCTCCTTGAACCAAGATGCTGACTTTCCAGTCCTCTTTTTAAGGGCAGTAAACTTGCCTCTGTTCTCAGGCTTGATATGAATCTTACCTCCCTTTGCCATGTAATTGGACATAGCTCTTAAATCATTCATCTTACCGGCACTTTCTATTGCATTATCATAACTTAGCAGTGCTCTGCCTCTGGCTATCTCCTGTTCCTTCTTCAACTCATTATATAAATCTTTTGCCTTGTTACTGAACAATCCATCTTTCCCAATATCTGATTGGGAGAAGTCTGCTCCAAAGTCCTGATTAGACCATTGATTAAGTATAGAGTCATTGCTACTGCTATCAACTTTAACTGTACTCAGGGCATTATTGGAGTTTCTGACATTATTGACATTTTCCTCATTAATCTTTGAACCGAATAATGCATTGGTTATACCACCTATCAACCCAGTACCAGCAGACACAATGCCTCCTAATAAAGGGTTGACTGTGCTAATGGCAGAACCCACAGTACTTCCTACTTTATTGACTGCATTGCCTGCTCCTGAACTTAGTCCATTACTTATTAAACCATTTGCTGCATTACCAGCAGGGCCTAATAATCCAAGACCTAGTTTACCTAAGTTTTCTTTGGTAAAAAGCTTGCTAATGTCCCATATACTACCACCATCATCATATCTATTAATGATACCAGTAGTAACAGGACTATTGTGTTTCCTTATAACTTTTCTATTAACCATGTTATAATAATTTATTTGCAAAGATAAGTAAAGTATCAGAATTATACAAGGATATTATTTAAAAAGTAAAGGGAAGATAAGTTTATTACTTACCCTCCCTTTAGACTATCTCTATCAAGTTATTCAAAGTAGTGTACCACCATATCATGCAATATGGTCTTATTTGTATTTTCAGATTCCATAGATAGCTTAAGATATAACCAAGGATTTCTCATCCTGTCTTTATTGTTTGATTTATCCCTTGGTATATTAGCCCTCCATATCCTGAACTTCTTCTTGAGACTTGAAGGTCTTCCAAGTACATGGGTAAGCTTGGATTCACCACTTTGGTATTCATTCCAAACACTGAGAGTATCATAGGTTGTATCCAATAGCTTACCTTCACTGTTCCAACTGTCTGCCCTGAACTCAAGAGTGTTGAATATCTTATCTTGGGTCATATCAGGATTGGATATGACAGTAGTATAGAAAGGCTGGTAACTGTTAAAGAAGGTATTATAATCACCTTCATTGTGCAGCCATAGCTTCCCATCCTTTACCCACAGTCCTCTGTCTAGTATATTGGAGAAATATGGCACATTCTCATAGCTGTAGAATGAAGAGAACTGGCCTAATGGTTCTGAAAATGCCAAGCACTCATCCTTGCTTATGAAGAATACATCTCCATTTACCTTATCATAGTATGTTACAAATCCACTAAAGTCTTTAGGATTCCATACATTTATCCCAGTTGACCTACTGTTAATCCATGAATGGAATCCAAGCCTATCAGAGATGTTATCCAACTGGTTGTTGAGTAGGAAGATACCTTTGGTAATATCATCTATAAAATAGGTACCATTAGGTGTCCTGCATATAGACCACTTATTAGAACATCCTATACTATCAGATAAGTACCTCTTACCAGTAACTTTTCCACTGTTGGCAATTTCAATAGGCACTCCATTAGTGGGAGAAATCTGCACATTCTCATTATACAATATCTGACTAATGCCTTTATCTTGAAAAGCAAGGATATTATTATTATGCATTCTCAGAGCTGTTATACTACCCTTATCACCATCAAAATCAAGAGTGGATGCAAGAGTGATATTGGTCCAAGTATCAATAAGTTCTCCAGCAGTTTTAGCCTTAGTCCAAGTAACCACATTAGGAAATTTGTTCAATACCGAAGTATCATCAGTACTTACCTTATAGGTAAAGAAGTTATCCTTTTGATTGTATACTTGATTTAGCTTGTTAAAGTTCTCAGGGGTTATATATAGATTAGAAGTATTGCCTCTATTATTGTCATACCTGCCATCTAGATTTACCCTTGTCTCACACATAAATGACATTATCTCAGTCACCGAGTTTTCATCTTCCAAAGTAAATGGATAAGTCTTTAAATGGTCATATCTTTGGAAGTATGTGTCTCCTTCCAAGTACTTTACAAGATAAGTATGGCTGGAGTCATCATCATAGAAATAGGTAGTTTCTCCACATGGTAACCATTGATTACTCTGTATAGCATCATCAGACTCTCCTCCAAACCTATTGGTGACATCATCTCTGTATAATTCTGCTAACCACCACCAGCCGTATTGGATACTTTTAACTGTCTTATTAGGACCAGTACCTACAAAGTCTCCTATAACATCCTGAGACACAGAGTTGTATACTTCCAAAGTATCCCAGAAGTTAGGGGCACCATCATGAGTTATTGCAACATGGTTTACAGGCCAACTACTAGATGTAGGCTCTCCATAATCATTACCATCTATGATAGTAGGCAAAACCTTATATGAGTACTTACCCAAGTTGTACTTGTCTTCAAGTACAATAACAGCATGAGGGGTAGACTTGTACTTTATGTGTACAGGGTCATATGCCTTATTTATTGAGTTATCAGTGAAAGGTATGGTAGGTGTAAAGTCACCAACATATATGTCGTGGTTAGTATATGAGGTATCATTCTGATTATAGGTGGAAGATGTTACAATCTGGTAATAATCACTACCTGAATATTCAGTATTTGAAGTAATCTTATCCACATTTCCATAGTACACTAAAGTACCTTTTCCAGAATGCTCCTGAGCCTTCAATTTGAGTGGAGTAACCTCGTTTGAATTAAAAATCTGTGCATCTGCAAGTTCCCCTGAATCCCATGTACTAGTACTGCTAAGGTACAGGTTAGTGGCAGAGAATTTCAAATTGGATAGCCTCTTATACTGTAACTTGGCAGGTCTATATCCATTCTCATCTGCCCAGCCTGTACCATCAAGACCTCCACTCCTATGCCAAGGATATGTGGCAAAGCCTACCTGCATCCTTCTATATTGTGAGGGCATAATATCACCAAAGTCTCTTTGAATATTATCTATCCAGTTGATATTAGCCAATTGGCTTCTGAATGCCCAAGGGGATATGTTGACACTACCACAAGACTCTTTGTAAAACCCTGTTGGTGGGAACTTCTTATCACCTGCGCCAACCATGGTAGTTCCTGTGGTAGAAGTTACAATGTCAATATCCCCTACACTGGCGGTTACCAAAGTTGCACCTATTATCCTCAGCTTACACTTGGAAATATCATAATTCTCAACTTCACTGTTAAATTCAATATCTGGGGAATGAAGAGTAACTATTGATTGGTCTACAAAAAACTCATGTTTATGCTTCTCCACATATTCACTAAAATCTATCAGCAAATGGTTTCCTCCTGCAAGGCGTGGAGTGGCAGGAGGGTAGGATATATTCTGTATCTCCGCATTCCTATGAGTGTTTCCCGGTATAGGACTACTATGCCTACACTCAGCCCAAGTACCTGCATCAACCAAGGAAATATTTATTTTAACTAGCTCATTAGGAGAATAAAACTGCCTATCATTATTTATTATACCATATCTTGACAAGGTTTGGTCACTATATAATGCCTTTTCAGGAACGTCAAATATAGGTGACACATCTGGCAAGCCTGCATACCCAGACTCTGACCTTATCACATCAAAGGGAATGTTGGGTCTTGAGAACCAAGAAGACTGTACAAATGGGGAATTACTGAATCTGTCACCAACATTATAAACAGTGGGGCATAAAACTCCTTGGCATATTACTTCTCTATCCCCTATAGAGGGATATACTATTATAGGCCTGAATCCAATATATCCTAAATCCTTTAGTTTACCAATTATGGTATCATCATTGAATGATACCTCAGGTATGCACTTATAGAATACCAGATTTGAAACACCAAAACTACCATATAAGTCATTAGTACCGGGTGCTTTGGTAATCTGAGCGTCTTTTATGAGTACTGGAGAAGACCACTTGCCTGACTTATGCTTAAACTGTATGCCAAATCTGTACCACTCCAAATATTTAAATATCTTAATAGTGCTAGAGTTGTTATTCAACTGAAACTCATGTTGATAATATCCAGAAGGTGTTCCCAAATTAATTGTGGTAACTGTATTGAGGTTTACATTTAATCCTCTGAAGTACTCTCTAATAGAGCTATCAGGCTCAATTCTATTAACATTGATATTTCCTAAGAATAATGTATTGTCCTTTTGGCACATTGTACCACAAGATATGTCTTCTCCTCCCAAGTATAATAATTCAGTAGGGTCAATACTCTCTCCAATATTACCAGTATCTGTAAAACTGATTGTTTGAGTAGAGGAAGATAACTTTATATCTTGAACTCTTTTGACAATGGGAGTTGAATCTTGTGTAGTTCTCAGTATTGAATATAATCTGACATATTCACATGCAACATCTTTAACAGACACTGTCACATTAAAACTCACAGATAAAGAATCCTCAGGACTACCTCCATTATCATACTTTGTTATGTAATATAGAGGAGATATAGCCAGTATATTGGACTCCTGAGCATTCTTGGTGTAGACTGTAACACAATATTGTATTACCCCTGACGGGAATATCCCACTATACCCTTTTTCTATATTGGTTATGTTAACAGTTGAACCGGGATTCAAACTCATAACAAAGTCAAAAGAATTGGGTGTGTAATCTTCTATAGAAGTAATATTGATAACTCTGGGCTGGTTTAATCCATCAGTCCAATATACTTTCTGTATGTTATCATCTTCATAGAATGACAATGTCTCTATAGGATAGAGAGGATTAAAGTTAAGATTGCCTTTGTTACTATCATATAATATTACTCCATGCAAGCTGTCCTTGTCAAACCATATCTTATATATGTAATCTTTTCCATTGTCTTGGTCTGTAGTGAACAGTACTAGATAACCATTAATTGTAGCTTGTCCTATAGGTAACCCCTTTATAGAGTCTATACCTTCTATGTTTGATACCTCTTTAGTGCCCTTCTCATTTACTATGCTGAGCAGGGTATTATCATCAGTAGACATTATCCTTATATTCTTGTTCTCATAAGCATACTCAGAAGAGAATTTGCTTACAGACAAGTCCCTCTGCATACCTTTTATCTGCCATGTAGATTTCTTTATCATACTATTGCAATTTTATATACTCTTTATTGCCAAGAGAAGAGAATCCATTATCAAACTCACTTGTCCTTTGAATAAGAGTATTCCACATTCTGCTTATTGATTCCATTTCAGATTGTGATGGTATAGTAAATTCACTCTGTAATTGTCCTGCTGACCAAGCATATTGTTGTTGGGTGTTCTGTAATACAGCAGGAGAAATCTTTCCCATATCAAACAAAGTAGTGAACTCTTCCATCTTAATATATAGCTCAAGTGTTCTCATAAACACAGGATTGTCTATGAGCAATGGAAACCCATCCTCATCTATTGGAACAGACTTATATGAGACTATTATATCTCCTGACTTGAAGGAAGTATATATTACTCTGCCTTGTGTCTTAAAGGCAAACTCTTGCGGTCTTTTATGTCCTTCATACTTATCACGATGTTCTCTAGGCATGAAATTATCTGTCATACTCCTTAAACATATCCCAGTCTTACACTCCTTCACCTGATTTATGGATACAAGGTCACAGGGTAATATGGCCCTAAACTCTTCTATATGCAGTACACTCTCCTTATTTAAATATAACTCTGGCATTCCAAATATCCCAATAAATGTAACTAGGTGGGATACCACTTGTTCAAGTGTAAGATTCTGCAATAGAGGATGTCTTTTCAGTCTATCCAGTATCTGTCTGATGTTAGTATATTGAATATTATTAATCATTTATCCATCTCAATTAAATTCCTACAATCCTTTAGTTTAACACTTGAAGGCATCAAGCTTACCATCTTTTATCCTCTTCTTCAATTCTTTCCTTAATTCTCTATTGGGATTGAACTCATAAAAGGTTTGGTTACTATAGTCTGCCTTACTTCTATTATAATGGATTTTAAATACCTCTTTCTCCTCCATTCTAACTAAAGTCCTATTATCATAAGATTCCTTGTCTTCATACCATAACCTTAATGTCTTATCCCAATCTATTGGCAAATTGGTGACAACCTTATTATCTTTAAGGTAGATTTTGGCATCATATTTTCTCAGCTCCAGTCTTCCCATCCTATGAGGAAGACTAATATCATGTCCTTTAAGCAGCTCTTCAGCCAGATAGTTGTTGACTCTTCTTATAATGCTGTAAAACTCATGCTCAGTCAATGGCCTGCCTATGTCAAACCACTTGTTTTTCCTTATATACTTATAGGCATCATATACACCCAAGGAACCTGATACCTTATGTGTTCTATGTTCATTCAAGTGGCACACTGATGTCCTAAACTCCTTCCATTTCTTATACTCTTCCTGACAATCACTCATAGGTTACTGCTTTACTGAAACATCAGATGAATCATCCTTAGCATTGTTCTTATTATCATTAGGTCTGTATTTAGCACCCAGCACCTCTCCTACTATAAGACTTACAAGGGGAGTAACAAGGCTCTCCTCAATAGGAAATTTCCTATCAAGCACATCACACTCCTTATTGTCTCCACATTCCAATTCAGAGGCTATGCTGGCATCTTCAAATATAGCAGTTACCTTTATCTTGGAGAGGTAAAGGAATTGGGGATTCATAGAGATTAAATACAAGTGGTTATCCGGAGCAAGAGAGCAATATATTATGTTCTGTAGATATTTGTCATATCCTACATATCTCATCCTATCCCTGCTTATGAAGGTTATACTATCCTGATAGAAATCAATAGGATATACTCTGGTATTACTGACACTTAATATATTAGGTACCTCTTCCTTACTCATAAGATAGGTTCTGCCACATGAATCAGAAGGAGATACTGATTTGGTCAAATCCAGACATATAGTCTGATAGTTGCTTTCAGGTATATGCTTCTTAACATCAGAATATCTTTGCTTTATAAGGAATGCCCTATACTTATCTGCCAAAAGTATAATATGATTCTCATTGAAAGTAGAGTCATCTGATATACTCTTTACCTCATCCAGACATAAATAAACTAATTCTCTGTATGTCATAACTATATATGCATGCTTATTAATAAATAAAAAACTATTGCAAATATAGATATTTATAATCAATATTGCAATAGTTTTAATTGAATCTTTTGCAGTAAGCAAATACATAACTTATATAGCAGGAGTTCTAGGTTTGTTATCTTGTGTGAATCTTATCATGCCATCCTCAGATATTCTGATAGATTCCTCTTCGCCATACACAGCAGAGATTTCCTCAGTAGGAGGATATGGTATTAGGCATGAAGTACCAAATATACAATATAGGGCATTATTCATGCTATTGTAGTCCTTATCATCTATAAAGGCAGACATTGGGCCACTAGTAAACTCTTCTATCAAGGACAAAAGCAGTAACTTATTGACATCATTATAACACACATATCCTGTACTTGAAAGTACATTGAAGTATGTAGCTAATGCCCTTTCCAATACATTACTTAAGTTATCCATAATGAGCACTTACATTTAGTACTTGTATCATCTGTTATCACACAGTTCCTAAAGAACTTGTTCCAATACTTTATTGCCAAAGTATAGTTCCCTGTCTTTAAGGAAGTAGTAAAAGCCTTCAGTTGAAGGTATTTGTCTATAAGCTGCTTGGGAATATTGCAAGTCTCCTCTACCTGTCTGATGCCACCCATCAGTGACTTATAAAGGTTATGCATATTGACAGCTATTCCTAAATCATAATATCTGTCATACCCACATGGAGTATCAGGTGCCATTGTACCTTTGACAGTAATATAGACAAAGAATAAGTCCTTACCAAAATCTACTGCTGCATTGAAATCTGTCTTGTCTAGGATTAATGTCACATGCTTGGAATTACCATCAATGCTTTTTGTATACACACTGCTTGATGATGGCCCAGAGGTTATGAAGGTATCCTGAGTATCTATGACTACTGAGTCAATATAGACATCATCATAGAAGGAGTATGCTTCTATAGAAGCATCAATTACCAACTGCCTGCATTCTCCTGAGACTTTTAATGTAGCAAATCTTATCATATTACACAAATTAGGTAAATAAAAAAAGGAGACTATAAAAGTCTCCTTATTTGTATCTCGCTTTTAGGAGATGTCTGCAATAGTAAGTCCTGTAGCAGTTTTCACTGCACCGATTATCTTATTGAGAACTACTTTATCTGCACAAGCAATAGTTATTGTCTTTTCAGACTTTTGTACTGACTCATTGCTGCCTACATAGGCATAGTGTATATCAAGCACATTATATGTCTCGCTTGGGTCTATCAGATAAGTGGTAGGAATGTTGTTAGGCCAGCCAATGCCTCTGTAGATGTCTCCTCTTTCACCCATACAGAAGTACTCTAAGTCTGCAATAACCTTACCATTACCTATTGTACCATTGGTACCCATCTCTACAGTGCCCCAAATTCTCTCATCTCCATCTACAATTATTTCAGCTGGCTGTACAGTGAAATATACTGGTGTCTGAGACATAACACCTAATCTCCAAGGCTGTTCTACCTCAGTAATTCTGATGCTGTCAATGTCAGCTACAATTGCTGGAGTATCATTATAGTATGGGTTAGTACTATCACTCTTGCCATTATCCTTAGTAGAAGGAGTTACTGTCATATAACCATTTGCATCAAATCCTCCCTTGCTCCTGGTTGCAGCACTATGTACCTCAATCTTAATCAAGGGAACTATTTCCCTGCTAAAGTTCTTAGCAATAGATTGAGCAAGAGTCTTGTAGAACACATCAGCAGTCATGCCAGAATAAGCATGAACCATGCCATATTTGAAGTATTGGTCCTCATCAGACATGCCCACATACTGTTTAAATGCAATTCTTAGGATATAATCCTGACCTGCAACTGGAGCACCACCATTAACACTTGAATCCAATGCTATGGTAGCTGACTTCATCTTGTAAGCCATGCTATTAGCACTAGTTGCCTTTGCATAGAGAATGTTTTCTATATCTATAAGGTCACTTCTCATTCTGTTATCAGCTCCCTTATATTCAAAATACAGGTGTTTCTTTTCAGTATCATTTGATACTGCAATAGCACCAGCAGTATCAGACTCAACTACATGGGGAGTCTTAAATGCAGTTGCTACATAAAATTGCCTTACCTGATTCACGCTAAATGTCGCCATTTTAATTTAATATTAAATTACACAATAGTTTATTTTGTTCTGTTTGTATCCAAACCCTTACTTGCTATTGCAAGTCCTACTGCCCTATCAAGTATTACCCTATGCAATGCAGGATGTAAATCACACTCTGTTATCTTGCTTTCTCCATTTATGTTTAGATGGGCAGGCAATGCTACCAATATAATTGGGTTGGGTTTAGATAGGTACCTGACTAAGTACCTGCTTATATTATACTTTGATACTATTTCTGCAATCCCATTATCAATATCAAGTCTCAGGACTCTCCTGTATCCCGGACCCCTGAATGGATTGTTATATGTATTGTAGTAATCATCCAAGGTAGTGGGTACCACAAGTACTTGGTTACCATCCTTACAGCCTAGCTTATCATCCCTCAGCTCAACTGATTCATAAACTATAAACCACAAGTCACTAGGTAACTTGAAGAATACAGACTTATCAGATATTCCAGTAATGTCTGCTATTTTTTTAGTAGTGGTATAAGTCTTTACCAAGTTGCTCAGGTATCTCCTTATTTCCTCAGTCTCTTCAAATGATTCCCTGAATGGATTCTTACCATTGTATAATTCCACTAACAGGTCTTCTTGGGCTTTTGTAAGAAAGATTGATTTCTCATACTCGTTGAACTCAATTCCACCTGAAGAGTAGCTGTTCAATAGAACATCAAATTCATTAGAAAATTCCTCAGTTGTCATTATTCACTTCTTTGTCCCAGTTCAACACTACTTTTCAAATCTCCCATATAAGCAGATTTAGCTAACTCTACTGCCCTTTGAAGAATTTCAGGATGTAGTTCACTATTCAAGACACATGGAGATTGCTCTGATTCACCATCTACTGATACACCAACCAAGTCCTCCAATACTATTGGTTTAGGCTTGATTAGATATGTGATAAAGTAAATGGCCTTGGTATCCTCTGGACTTTCACCTCCAGATTCTCCTAGGAATTGCTCATCTGCATCATGCAATATAAACCTGAACCCATTGTACTTTGTGGGAATTACAGTCTGGTCTTCAGACCCTTTAGGGTCTCCAAAAGTCTCTATAACTCTCCACACTTGCCTCTTTAAAGGTCTTCCATAGGGCTTGCTCAGGTTATTAAGCAAACTATCTAATTTTATAGGCACTACCTGATAATACTTATCTACATTATTATCTGTATCCTTAATGGTTATCCTTTCTGATACCACTAACAGTATTTTGTCAATAAAGCTAGGGGCATTGAATAATACAGCTTCAGGAGCACTGCCATAGATATTTCCGGGGATTGTGACACCCTCCAAAATACCAGTTCCCCTCTTGGAATCCACCTTTATCAAGGGACAGGCTTCTTGCACTAGAAGAGTAGAGAAATCTATTTGTCTTTTGGCAGAATCATCAAACCCTTGCTGGTACTTGTTACCTCCTTGGGTAGAAGTAAAGTAGTTCTTTACTATCTCATTCTGAGCTTTTGTGAGAAACACAGACTTTTCATACTCATTAAGGCCCGGAGCTTGGTTACTGGATATGTTATTGTAGAGAACGTCAAATTCATCTGAAAACTCCTGTAGTGTCATAATCTTATATTCTTCTTTATTTTAACTTGGCCTCCAAGGAAAACTTGATTTCCTGATGCTTTAGAGAGTTCAGGTACTTGGCTGCTGTATTCAATGTAGGTTCCTCATTAGCCTCACATAGTGGAGTATTGTCACTTCTCAAGTATAGGAAACCCCCTCTATTTGAAACCAATCCTGCTTCTATACTCTTCTTGATGAGTACCTTAGTAGGCAACATTGGGTCAGTGATAACCTTCAGGAAGAGCTTGTTATTGGACTGAATAAGCTCATTAGCCTTAGTCTGCAAGAACTCTAGTTTAGCATTTTGAGATGTAGGTCTTCCATCAACAGTCTCTATGATAACTCTCAAAGTATCCACATCACTCTCAATCTTTCCAAACTCCTTATAGCACTTCATTGTAGTGCTCATATTATCCTGAGCAGTCTTTGTCTCATCATTCTCAGAGATGATGACAAACTGATATGAAGCCTTAGGTCTATCTTGCAAAGCCTGCAATGATGGTGCAACAAAGTCCTTGTTAGCCAAGAGTATTTTATATCTTATATAATCTTCCGGATTGGACAGGTTAAGGTAATTATCCTGCTTTGTCAGTCTTACCTTATTTATCCCACTCTCATTAGAATCATTCCAGAAGTTATCTACCTTCTTATAGATACTTAGAGCATTGTATTCCAAGCCCATTATATCTTCCAAGAATGCCTTCTCCTTGTCTGTAAGTACATTGACATACATGCCTGATGACAGCCTAGGTACTACAAATACTCTAACAGACCCTTCTGCCATACCTCCAGCAAGAAGATGTTTAGGGTTAGTTCCCCATATTCCTCCCAGTTTGGGAATGAATCTGACAATTACTCTCTCATTTCTTAAACAGCTTATCAACTGCTCATCACCATTCTCTTCTATATTTCTCACTTCCTGTGAGGCTTTTGGTTTTCCCCTTGCAGGCTTTTCCTCTTCTTTTGGCACTTCCTTCAATGGCAGTGCTGTATCATCTACTTCAAAACCAAGTGTACCATAATCTACTTCTTCCTTTTCCTTTGACATATCTTCTCCTTATTTAATAGAAATAAAAATAAATTAAGGGAAGCAGGAGTTACCCCTACTCCCCTTTATAGTTTATCCTTGCAAAATAGCAGGAATCAATGACATAGTTCTTGTTGGGTCAAGAACACAGATACCAAGAGTAGCCATTCTGTGTATTACAGCAGCATCCTCATCAAATGACATGTAAGGATTGCCTATCTGTCCTGTAAATGGATTTCTTAATCCCCACTGATAGCCTCTGTATTCATTATCACCCTTAATCTTACACTTGAAGATATTAGGTTGGTCCATAGTACCAATGTACATAATATCATATCTGTAAGAGAAGGCAACACCCCCCTGTGGGTGTGGTATCTTATTTCTAACAGGGTCATCATAGAATGGGTCTACATCAATCTTAACCCTTACACCATTAGGCGCTCTATACTCTACAAATTGGAAACCTGCACTTAGAGCATTTTGATGCAACTGAGACTGAGTCTTCTGAACAACACCAATAGAGTTGTTATCAAGAACAAACTGTGTCCAACCTGATACTGTCTTCAACACTTCCTTGTGGAATTGAATAGCACCTCTTTCACCAGTCTTGATTAGGAAGTATCTATCACCAAAGTCCAATTTAGAAGCAGAAAGCTCATATAGGGCATCCTCAAGAAGCTTCAAGCTGAATACATTGTAGTACATAGTATTAGCAACTTCCATCTGCTCAAACAGACCAGCACCAGTCTTGATTACACCACCAGACTTACCAATGTTCATATATTCACCATTGGAGTTTCTGTTGCTTCTACCAAATGCAAGAGCATTATTCTTGTACTCAGAGAATTGCTGTTCTACCTCAAAGTCCACATTATGCATCCACATTTTAGCTACTGACTTGGTATATCTACCATCAGTCTCCTTGATAATAGGAATACCTACAGCCAACTTCTTGTTCAGCATTGAACCAGGAACCTTGTGTTGGATTCTTACTACAGACCACTCATTTCTCATAGAAACAGGGCTTGTATATCTTACATCACCAACTTTTCTTGATAGTTCCTTTTCTACAAATGCAGCTTCAATAGAGAATCTCTCTCCTGCAAGTAGCCTTT